AGGCAACTACAGTTCCAGTAGAGCCGCCCCAAGGGTCAGAACCCCAAGTGCCGTATCCCCACGTACCCAGAGTTGGGACTATGGCGGTATCGCCAGTAGCGCCAAAAGGCGCTCCAGCAAAAGGGGTTATACCAAACATGGCCTACGGCTTTACGCCGCCCCGCTATTAGGTTGTTGCCAAACGCAACAAAGCAGTCGTAGTGGTGTTGGACGGCATGGTCAACGTAAATGTTCCAGCAGTGATTGTCTGCGAACCAAACGTGTGGACACTGATTGCCTTATTACTCTGCGTTGAGTTATACAACAACACGCAATCAAACGCCGTAGCCAATGTAACCGATGTGTATACAAAAGATGCAGAGGGAGTCCAGTAACCCACGCCAGCCGTTGCAGACGAGTTTGTAGATGTCGGAGCCGTAGCATTCGTGACCGTTATACCGCCAGCCGTATAGCCCGCACCAGAAACTTCACCGGTAGTTGAATACGCCGTAGTAGCAGCGTTAATCGTAGCCGAAGCGAGGAACAATGCCGCTTTCAAGGTGTCCGTAGTAGGAGTGGTCAAGCTGCCACGGGAAACAATAGTAGAAGCGCCAAGTTGGTGTTGGCCTAGCATCAGTTCACTAAGGAACGAAGTAGCCATTGATTGAGTATTAGCCATAATATTTCCTTAAAAAGATGCGGTATCGCCACCGGCAAAGGTAGGCACTTTTTTCAACGTAACATGCACTGATCGGTGAACCAACTCTTCATCCAGCCAGTACTCAACCCATGTGGTTAGCTCGTTTTCGTTATCGACTGTACCTTCCCGCTTCTCAAGCAGGGAATCATCCATGTCGCCTTTGGTAGTAGTAACGATCAATTTGAACTCCTGATAAGCGCAGTAGTTGAAGTGTTTGCTGGCATAGTGATTGTAAACGTGGTGGTCGATGTTTTGTCAGACCCAAAGTCCAACACTGCAATCGACTTGTTACCCTGCGTGACGTTGTAAATCAAAGCGCACCGGGCGGTCAAAGCCGCTGTCCAAGACACGTTGCTCCAGTTCACATAGGCCACATAGCCAGATGAACTGATCTGAACCCCAGTCAAGGCTTTACCGCCTGCCGTGTAGCCTGCACCAGAAACCTCATTGGTTACGCTGTAAACGGTTGTGTCTTCGTTTAAGTTTGCATTACCTGTGTACAGGGCTATGTAGATCGTATCCGTGGATAGATTGTGGACAGCCTGGTACAACTCTTTTTTAAAGCTGGTGGTCTGGGTTTGAAGAATAGTCATTAGCTAACCTCAACCCTAAGTTGACCGCTGCGATATGCATCCTGGCGCTCCATTCCATCGCCCAGGCGTTTGGCCAATGCAATTGCTTCAACATATTTTTGCTTGTAGAGTGCAACTAAATCCGTCTCACCCTTCATAAAGGTATAGGCCTCTACCAAACACCCATACAGTAAGGCTGTATCAAAGTTATCACCAAGCCATGTAGTGCCGGCGGTGGTAATGGATTCTGGGTAGTAATAGTAATGAAGCTCTGCGGAATATGTTGCATCCGGGGTTGGGCCGAGGATAAAACTCAACTCATTGGATATAGTTCCGCTAGAAACAGTAGGCCCAAACAATGCGTAGTATTTTGGCGTTCCTGTACTTGTTGGACCAGGGTACGCCTCACGCATAAAATTCACATCTTTGTTTAGTAAGAATGTGAAGTCTCCTCCACCATATGGATATATGGCTAATGAGTATGGGGCCAAGAAGTCCTCTGGGCAAGACAGGTACTTATTGCTTGATGTGATTGTCCCGGTCACGTTCTTACGCAACGAGGGAAACTGCACCGAGTTATAGATTCGCTGTTCCGCCTGCTCAATGAAGCGGTTAATCTGAGCCGTCGAAGATACAGTAGACGAGTCCGCAAGGGTAATCGTCGGAAAGTTATTTTCCGTATACGTTTGTATCGCCGCCGAAAGCTCAGAGTAGTTCATGCCATTGGACCCCGTGCCATCACGCCCTTGGTAGCGCAGCCAGTGCCACGAATTTTGATACCATCAGTTTTAGCAGAAGATGGACGCTTATTGCTAAATCCATTCAACGTCATGTCAAGCGTATCAGGATTACTCATGTTAGGAGGAGTAACGCTGGTAAATTCAGCAGGCGCTCCAGACATGGTGTGGGGCTTTGCGTAAACACTAGCTGGGCCAACTTCTTTGCCGCCCTTTTTCATGGAATAAGCCATAAATTACCCCTTTTGATTCATAGCGCGGGACATGTTTTTACCGTATTTTTTACGGTCCATGCTAGTAGGACCACCCTTTTTTAACTTAAGAGTAGTGCCTTTCCCGCCTTTATGTTCTTGAGCATCATGCTGTTTGAACGCCTTCTTGATCATGGCCTTGTCTTGCGCCATATCCATTTTTTCTTTAGCCATCATAAACTCCTATGAAATCGTTACTGTGCCAACACTTGTAGTTCCAACCAAGTAATTAGGCGTTAAAACTGCATCAAACCCACTTGCCCCACCTACTGGGAACCAACCCCACTGGATATCCCTAGATCCTCCAGTTGGTGTTCCTTGAGCCCCATTTGTTAACTGTAATCCATTCAATCCAGCCGCAACATAAGTTGTGTCCGGGCGAGGTTGGTATACAGCCTGGGGATCATTAACCGGATACATCCCCAACTGTAACTGCGGTTGATCAGGGTCCCAACATTCCTCACAAACTTTCAATTGATAGAGTTTAGTCTTAATGACTTCAATTTTCAATTGCTTTAATTTATAACGCTGGCCACACCGATCACATTGGGCAATTGAATATTTGCCAGATGCGTATGGTGAAGTCATTACATGCCACCTCCACCAATATATGACATACGTGGCACTAAACGCAATGTGGCTTTTTCATGGTCTTCACCAGCAGCAAGCTTGTACTGTTCTTCATAAACAGCTTTAAGCATTTCTAGCCGGCCCATTAACTCGGGTACTTTCATGGCAATATAGTAAGCCAATCCAGCTGTAACAGCGGGCAAAAACCTAAAATTCATATCTGCTGTTTCTACACCTTTGCCAGCATCTTGAACGCGGCGTAGTCTGTAGTAGACAAATTGGTAAGTCTGTGAGCCATCAGGTGTTGGCCAAACTGTAACAGCAGGTAGCTGGGGAACTTTAACAGCTGTTAAAGTTGTGTGAGCAGCTGCGGTTGTGTTGTTTTGGCCACGGAAAACACCGCCCAGGGTATTTCCAGATATGTAGGTGTAATAGATATCTTCACTATCCACGCGGATGTAACCAGATCCAGCCAGGCCAACAACGGTACTTAGGGTAATGGAATCAGTCGTAGCTGTAATAGCGCCATTTAAAGTGGCAGAGGTAGGGCCAACTTCACCAGACAAACGCTGAATCCATACTTGAATTGGCCGGCCTTGAGTCAGCTTGTTCGGGATAGTTGCATACGTTGATACGCTAATCCTGGTGATGCTCAAGTCGGCCTGGGTTGACGCTACGTTTGGCTGCGTCCGAATCACATGATCCAGTAGATCAATCGTATCAGTGGGCAAAGCGTAGGTGTTAAGGCCTTGCGTTAGGGTAATGGTGCCAGTCTCAATTGTCCACATGTTTAGGCCGCGATTAGCCCACTCAATGGTCATCAAGTTAAGTGATCTACGCGCTGTACGCAAATCATAGCCAGAACGCATCTCGCGCCCAGCCCGCTCCCAAGCCTCTTCAGCAAGTTCCGTAAACTCTAGATTAAAGGCTGTGGTACCGGTAGTAGACATTACGCGGCCTTCATATTGTCAATTAAGTTTGGATATGGGCGACCAGCAGCTTTGGCGGAAGCTTTAGCCTTGGCTTTTTTACTTGAGCTTAGTGGCTTAGATGGGCCTAACTTTTTGGGGCGTGCTTTATCCCAGACTTCACCACCTTTAGCATATTCTGTAAAGTCAGTGTTATCTCGGCGGGCTTTTCGCACACCCTTAGGCATTTTGGATGGGGATATATCACCCATCCCTCGGCTGGCCATCATGCTAAGCTCCTAGCAAATCTTGCCACGGGTTTTGCCTTTTTTGGCAATACCATCGGCACGCGAAGAAGCAGATCCACCTTTGGCCATTTTCTTTACGGGTGGATTTACAAAACCACGACCCGCACCCGCAGATGGAGGAGCTTCTTCTGTTGAAGTTAAAGATTCCATATACGGCTTTTCTGCTTTAGCTGCTGCCGCATCTCTACGCATATTTTCAATTTCTTGTTTGCTGGGGCGTGCCATCATTTACTCCTTAGCAGGCTTTTCCGCCCATGTTCATTTTAATCATTTTACCTTTGGTCTTGCCTTTAGAAGCAATACCATCGGCGCTTTTATGACCAGCAGCTAGACCACCGCCGGCCATCTTCTTAACGCCGCCGCCTTTTTTCATACCCATCATTTGCTTTTTGTCAGAGGCCATATCAGCTTTAGAGCCTTCTTGTGCGCCCTTCTTTTTAGCCATCATTGCCATAAAACCAGCGTTCATTTTGGAAGCCATAGTATCACCACCTTTAGAGAATTTGCGGCCCTTGTCCGCAGTTGAAAAATCTTTGCCCACGGACTGTGGAACTCCTACCTTCTTGGCAAACGATGGCGAGTGAGCCACCGCTTCCATGAATTTGTGTTGTTTGGCGCTGCTACTCGGCATCTTTTTTCCACCACCGTTGTACGGTATCAGTTTCCCAGATGCGAATGCCTGTCCAGATAATGGTAAATATTGCTGCGATTGAGGGTAGCATATCAACTAGCGTGCCTATTACAGTAATCACTGACAGAGCATCGACTACGTGTTTAACTGTTTCATGTTGGTCGGTCATATCAGCATTTCCATCTAGCTAAGGAAGCCGCCTTGCGGGTAGGCTTACCTTTTTCATCTTTCATTGGCCCCGGCATACCAGACATCCGCGCACAAAATGAATTCTTGCGCTTGCCGCCTTGGGGCTGGGGAGCTTTTAGATTACTGCCTGTTGCTGCGTTATATTTAGCGCGACCCTTGGCAGTCAAGCCCGCCCCCTTGGAGACCGGTAGCTTCTCGCCACGGCCTACTGCAAGGGATGGGGTTTTCTTAGCCATAGAACACCGTAATTTTTGAAGCTGTTGGTAAAGTTACATGTATATCAGTTAGATACAACACTCCCTCACCCGGCACTGTAAAAGAAAATGCAGATTGGTTGGTAGACAAATTAAATTGAAGACGAGTCGTGCCAGAAGCACCCCCATCTCTAAGAATAATGTCTCCCGCAGTACCACCGGGCGTAACAATCAAACCCTTAACTCTATTACGTCCCGACACTACTGTGCCTGTAGTTTCTTTGTGAACCGCTAGTACGTCTGTCTGTTGCATAATTAATCTCCTGTTATAAGGGGGCCAAAGCCCCCAAGATTAATTACTGCTGTGTAGCGGTTGGGTTAGCTGAACCGTCAGAGTCACGAACGATGTACTCAACAGTGACAGTAATCGTACCAGCAGTAGCGTCAGCAGTAGCCGCAGTAAACGTACCGTAAACAAGCACATCAGTTGTGCCAATGCTGTCATAAACACCTGAAGTAGCCGCTGCGATGGTAGCTGGAGAAGTCTGAACTGCCGAAGTGCCGGTGTTGACCGTAGCCATGTACAAGTTGGCAGTGCCGCTGCTACCAATGGTAACGCCGCAGTTAGTTGCGCCAGTCAGGGCAACATTGACCTCTAAGCCAAAACGAACAATCTTAGCGCCCGCAGGAAGCGCGAACATCAGTTGCGCCGCAGGGCTTGCCAGAATGACAGAAGTGGGGGCTGTGTAGGTCTGGGCAACGATAGTAGCGCCCATGTTGCGAATGGTTCCAGCAGTTGTGCCGGTGGTGTTTTTAACAGTGCCGAGCAGCCAAGGGCCGAGATGAGTTGCGAATCCCATGATAATTCCTTACATACAAGTGAAGTGCATCAATCGGTATGTCGTCTGCCGGGACAGTTTGATGCACCGGAAAGCCCGGAGTAGCTGCAATATATCACAGTTTTAAATAGATTGTGCAAATAAAAAGGGCTCCCGAAGGAGCCCTAGTGGCAGGCCAGTCACCTCTACCTTACTGAATCCGATTAGGCTCCAGCAGAAGCGTACATGCCCAGAGGATCAGACCAGCCGAAGCTGTAACGCTCACGAGCTTTGTAACGGACGTTGCCGGTATCAAAGTCGCCGTCCATACCAGTGGACAGAGGAGTACGAACAAAGTGCTTCATGCCGTTAGGAACGTCGGTGGTCAAATACCAGCCGTTCGTGTCGGTCAAGAAGTGGTTGATCGTGTAGCCGCCAGGGATAGAACCGTTGTTCTTCAAAGCGTTGACATCATTGTCAGTGGTGCCGACACGGAGTTCGGTTTCCAACAGACGGGTGGCAACGAATTGCAGAGAAGGCGGAACAATCAGCTTCTTTGGCTTGGCAGCGATCAACAGACCACGCTCGTCCGTCCACAGGGAGATTTGAATAACTGCGTTTTCCAACGAAGTTTCATTCAAGTCAGCCGAAGTAGCGGGAACGTTACTGTTGGTAGCGCCAGACACCAGCGGGTGAGCGCTGTTGAACAACGATACGCCATCGCCGCCTGGATAGGCAGACGAGAAGCCGTTATTCAATACAGCAGCAGCTTTAACCTGCTTGGTGTATGCCATAGCACGAGCCAGACCTTTGGTGTAACGAGCGGACAAGCTGTCATACAGATTGTCTTCGATTGCCTCTTCCGTCAGGGAGAAGCCCAAAGCGATGGTTTCGTGGTTGTAGCGAGCGGTCCAAGCTTCTTGAGCATTGTCATAAGCGATGGCAGAGCCCTCGTTCTTAACAGGTGCAGCAGAAAAGCCAGACAGTTTTGTTTCCTCTTCAAAAGAACGCTCAGAAGTCTCGGTTTCGTAGATTTCAGTGTGTTCTTGATCGTAGGTTTTATACTGCAGACCAAACAAGGCGTTAAGCCCAGGGAGCAACTCTTTAAGTAGTTGTGCGCGTGAAATAGCCATTTTGAGTTACTCCTTAGGCAATGCTGGTGCCAGCGTAATACTGATGCTGACCAAAGTTAATCTTAACCAGGATCTCAGGGTACTGCATCAACACAATGGTTGTGTTCAATGTAGCAACAGGAGCTTGATTCAAGATAAACGATGTAGCACCGGCAGCAGCAGCGGTGTCAACAAACGAACCGGAAGAAACGTATTGACCGTTTGAATCCAGCGAACCAACGTCAGTACCCACAGGCAATGCAAACGGCAGAGCCGAGCAAGTAACTGTAGCGGTGGAGATGCTGGTATAGGTCACAGTTCCCAAACTAACAGCCGTGTCAGGCACCAAGCCAAGCACGCGGACGGGCAAGGACGAAGTGGTGGCGGGCGTATCGCTTGGAGCCAAGATAGCATTCTTGGAGTTGCCGGTTGCGGTGCTGCCTGTGTTGTTAATCATGGCCAGGTTTTGGCCGATCATAGCGCGAGCGCCAGAAGCAACAGCGGTAGTAGCAGAGCAAACAACGCCCTTGAACACTTGGTCAGGATCGTCAGCAACAATAGCCACTGCATCGCCAGCCGCAGTTGATGCGGGCCAGTATTGCTGAAATTGCTTTTGTTTTGTGACGGGGTTGGTAAACGAACATCCTAAAAAGATGCCAGTTTGGTTGCCTGCTGTGCCAGTAGACACAGACAGACGGACGATTTCACCACGAGACAAACCTACGTAATCACCGTAGAAAATGTTTGTGCTGTAACCGTTAGTGATCGGATACTCGCGAGTAGAACCCGCAAATACCTGACCGCCGATCAGGTTGATCGGCTTTAGCCCGTAAGGGGCGCTAATAACCGGATAAGCCATAAAGGACTCCTAAAAATTAAATACCTTTTCCAAAGCTACTTGAAGATTTACTCTCCCTAAAGAGAGGCATCCGCGCGTCGCTTTGCCGCATAAGAGTATTGTCTACAGCCTCCATTTGAGCAACATTTTGTCGTGCAAAGTAAGTATTACGTTGGTCAACAAGTTCCTCAGGAGTCTTGCAAAGCAATAACCCGCCAATCTCAATGTTGTCTTTAAATCGACTCGATGGATCAGCTAACAGTCTGAATCTGGGTTGTTCTTCAACTGGAACAGGCTCCCAATGCTCACGGAGTTTGGCCGAGATATTGCGAGGATCTGCTTGATTCAAAGTTGAAACACGCACCCACCGATATTTGTAGCCAGGTTGCTTGTCTGGTTCAGGAAGTAACTCTGCCGGTGCCCACTGCTTTGGGCGCTCAGTTAATAGTCGTTCCTCAAGCTCACGCGGTTTTCTGTTTTCAGCCATGTTAGGCCTCCAATTTGATTTTTTCCGCAGCAAATTGCTCCGGTGTTAAGTTAAACTTCTTTGCCAAGTTAAGTTCACCAGTGGTTAACCTAACTCGTTTTGCGGATGTTGTCCGTGTAGCCGGTGCAACCACCGAGCTTTTTCGGCTAGGCCGAGATTCTTGTTCCTCTGCGTCCTCAAATTTCTCTGGGAAACGCTTGCGGATTGTATTATCTAAACGGGAGTAATACTCCTGCGATGAAATTCTAACCCCTTCGCGCTGCATCTTCTCGTGAAGACCCAAAGCCAAGCTGGTCATCTCTTCATCTTCCCCAAACCAAGGATTTTCCTGTTGCCAGGCTACAGCAGACGGATCTGCCTGGGGCCGTTGGACACGGGGTTGAGGCGTTTGTACCACACTTTCTTGGGTTTCTTCAGCCGGCGGGCGGAAATTTCTTACTTTATCAATCTTTAGTGTTGCCTCAGTAAGACGTTCCTGTGCCTCCATTACCTTATCAGTATCGCCAGAATCATAGGCCTCCCGATAAGCTTTTTTGGCCTGCTCCAATTCCATTTCCACGGTTTTGGTAACAGAATAAAGAACATTTTTTTCGCTATTAGACAGGTTGGACTTGAGCCTTTTGTTCTCATCCATTAATCTTTTAGCAAACTCAACGGTTTCATTTTGCTCACGCAAAGCAGTTTCTTTTTCCCTGCGCTCGTCATGCGCAAGTTTTTTCATTTGAAGAAGTTTCTTCTTTACCTTAGTGGAGTAATCCTCCAGCTCATCGTTATAAAGTTCTTCCTTAATCTTTTCAGGCAAAGGTGCTTTATTACGATCTTCTGGAGGAGTCTTATCCTCTACCTCAACGATTATTTCATCGTCAATTTCATTTTCTTTTATATCATCCTGCTCATCAGGAAATTTAAAATCAGACATATCTGCTCCTTATTTGCGGCGGATACCGCGTGGATCTTCAACTACACCCTCAACGGAGTCATCGTTAATTACACGAAACTCTTTGCCGTGGATGATTAGCCGGGTTCCTGCATGTGGCCTAACCAAGATAAAGTCGCCTGCTTTGCAGTATGGGCCAGTTGGAAACCGCGTTGCATCTTTGTAGCAATCAGGTCCTAGGTCCACAACGAACAATACCGTTGTTAAAAGCTCTTCGTTACGAATGGCTTCATCGGATTTAAGCAATCCAAACTCACTTTCGTATTCTTTTTCCACTTCTGGAATTGCGCACAAAATGCGGTAGCCAGACGGCTTTGGTAGCTGCTTGGCTTTTTGTTCCGCGCCCTTGTTCATTATCTGAGACAAGTCCACGGCTTTAATTAAATCTACTTCACTCATCGTCATCATGGGTTTTCAATCTTTCCTGTAGGTCTGAGATAAATAAACGTGCGGTAAGCAGACCTTTAACCTCGCCGCACATCTTCTTGTACTCCGCATAATCCCCAGCGTTGCCATCCGCTAGAGCTATTTGGAGTTGGGATACTTTGTCATCTATCTTCTTTGATAGATGTTCTAGGTAGTTATTAATCATTGTTTACGTCCAACAAGGTTGCTTAATATGCGCTGGCGCTCAATTTCATTATGGGCATCCAGTTCCTTTTGTGATTTCACAAAGTCCGTTTGAATCCTGGTCATATCCGTTTCTTTTTGGCTTTGGATACGCTCACGTTCAATCTGTTGCTGGCTAGTTTTTAGCTGGGCATCAACTTGATCCTTCTGCTGTTTGCGCTGTTGCTCAGCGCCCTTAATTTGCAGCTCTTGTTGTTGCATTTGGATAAGCGGGTCTTGAGCCATTTGCTGGGCTTGGGCTTGCTGGGCTTGTGCAGTGTTAGCCTGCAGGACTTGTGCGCTTGCCTGGGCAACCAGCCGTGAAAGTTCAACCTCAATATCCTCTGGCAGATGCTCATTAGGCGGCGGCATTGGTACACCCATTTGCTTCTCAATCATTGTGCGATAGTGGAAGCCAAGGTGATCTGCAATATGTGATTGCAATGCCGCCATGATCATGTTGGCCTGTGGGTTTTGCCCAATGGTCTTCATAATCAATGGATCTTGCATGAACATTTGGTGCGCTGCAATATGAGCTTGCTGGTCCTGAGTGATAAATGCCTTTAGCGGCTTACCATTCAAAGCGTTCATGTTCTCGCTAATTGGGTCCACAGGATTCTCATCATCAGGTAGAGGTACTAGCTTCTCTGGATTCTTAATCCCCAGCACATCTAGCATCTGGCGGTGCAGCTGTGGTAAGTCATAGATCTGCGGGGCCATCTGAGCCAGTTGAATAACCGCCTGGTACTGCACAATCTTTTGCGCCATCGTTGCGGCGTTAGGATCGGAGACAGGGATAACAGCCACTAGGTCATAGTCAGACTTCTTGGCTTTAGGAGATCCTTCTTCAGGCTCGTAGCTGTACTCATCTGGCGTGTAGTCGCGAATGATGTCGCGCAGCAGTCCCAGCTCTTGTTTGAACGAGTAATGAATACGCGCCTGGACGGCAGTCATTACTTTTAGTGTGCGCTCAAGGATGGCCAGGGTAGTACCAACGGGAGAGTTGGCCGACATGTCTGCAACTTGTATATCAGCAGCAGAAGCAAACTTGCGCCCCTCCTCCACGATCTTGTCAAGGAGCATGGCCAGTACTTGGCTTGGTTCCTTGTAAGGAAGAGCCATGATGTTCTCTGAAATGGTCCCGCTGGGTACGTCAACATCCCTCCACTCGGCTGGTCCGATAGGTGTATCGTCTCCCTTAACACGAAGTCCGCGTGTTTTGAAGCCTCCTGGTAGGTTGGCCAGGGTTCCAGCATCCACCAACTGGCGCAGAATAGAAGTTCCAGACTTGGCAAACGCACCGACTAGGTGAATAAGGCCAAAACAGTAGAAGCCAAAGCCAGGGACATAGCCGTAATGGACAAAATGCTGGCGCTTAGTCTTTAACTTATCGTGTTTTTCCCAATTGCGGCGGATGGCTAGGCATTTATTGCTGCCTTTTTCAATCGTAACGATATAAGGCAGGGCAATTCCTGTCTCTTCCCCATGTTTGTCTGTATCTTCGTACCCTTCAAGGTCCAAATTTACGTTCATCTCAAGGATTTTGTAGCGATCATCCGTCTGGGCGCGAAATCCCATCTTCTCGGCAATCTTTTTCTCTACTTCATCCAAGATATTGTCTGGCTCACCCAGATCTATATCAGCATAGAAGCCGGCAACCTGTAGTTTGCGCAACTCATTTTCGGTTTTGCGCATAACATGGGTAATACGCTCAGCCGTTTGCAGGTCTGATGCGCCGTAAGGGACCACAAGGTCTTCAGCTGTAACAAAAATAGAGGTCTGGCGGTCTAAGTTAGGGTCAAAGTACACCTTCTTGAACGCATTACCAGCCAATCCCAAGCCCCACAACATGCGCTCATGCTCAGGCCGGAACTCGGTCATTACATCCGTCAGCTCATAGTTCATGTCAGCAGCCACGCGAGTAGCGGCTTGCTTCTTTTCTTGAGTTTCCTTGCCAATAATCTGCGTCTTCACCGGGCCGGCAGCCGGGAAGGTACTCATCATTACTTCGGCCTGGAATTTAACTACGGCCTCGGAGAGAAGAGGATGGTATACACCGCAAGCACCAATCCAAGGATCAGCCCGCTCCTCAATCTTCATTCCCAGAAGTTCAAGACCATCGACGTAAGTCTGCATCCAGTCTTTACGAGAGTTAATGTCGTCGTCAAAATCACTAAGTAGGTCACTGACAAGCTCAGTAACAACATCATCAGGAAGATGCTCAACAAGGTTAGCCTCAAAGTCATCTTCAACGCTCCCTATTTCAATCTCAATATCCCCGGCCTTAATACTTACTGACTCCGGGTCTTCAATCTCAATCTCAATATCTGGCTCAGCCAATGACTCAATGCCCATAGGAGCGGCGTATAGTGATTTTTCAATGGACATATTAATCCTTAGTAATAAGATACCTTGCGCCTAAACGCACGAACTTCGTCTTGCTCATCCGTCTGCAAGCGAATAAAGCCGCCTTTTCTAAACCTGATTAATGCCTGGGTAGCGGAGTCAACCAAGTCATCATTTTCCGCATTGGGGAAAGAGGCCATCTCTTCTATTAGCTCATCAGCCCATCTGGTAGGTGGAGCCCAAACCTTTCCACTTGCGAACAGATCAGATACAGAGTTAATCCTCACCATCTTATCATTACCCCTGCTAGGCGTAAACTCTTGTACCGGTATGCCCATAGCCCGTAACTCAAAGATTAGCGGCGCACCCGAAGCCTTGGCCTCAACAATAAAAGCATCCGGCTCCCACTGTTTGTAGTGATTGAAGGCCTTCTCCTTTAGTTCCGGAAACTCCATCCGTCGCTTAAAAGAATCCAGCAAAATGATATTAGCGTCGTTAGGGTTCTCATTAATATAGAACACCCCCCAGGTAGTACATGCGGAATAGTCCGCCCGCTCTGTCTTTAAGAAGGCGGTATCCCAGCTTTGGATAACAAACTCACACTTGGGTGGATCATCGCCTTTCCATTCCTTCCACCACTCCCTCTTAACAATCGCCCCCTGCTCTGAGGTTGGGCTCTGTTGATACTGGGCGTTCCATTTTGAGACTGGTAGTTCTGAGCGCAGGGCTTCTAGTTCCTCTAGGCTCCAGAATTCAGGCCATAAAGGTTTGTCGCTGGGCAGTATCGCGGGGAAGTCGATTACCTCCCACTCGTCGTTCCCGTCCTTCTCTATAGAAGACTGGAGGATTCGGCCTGTCAAATCTCGTTTGGCCCAACGGGTCATAACGACCACAATGGACCCGCCCGGCTGAAGACGCTGCCTAGGTCCAGACGTGTACCACTCGTAGACCTTATCAAAGACCGACGCATCACCCGCCGCTAAAGCTGCCTCTTGCTCTGAATGTGGGTCATCAATAATAAGTAGGTCCGCGCCCTTACCGGTCACCGTCCCCCCTACCCCGATAGCGAAATACTCCCCATCCTTATTAGTAGACCATCTACCTGCGGCTTTACTGTCCTGCCTAAGATTAACATTGGGAAAGATCTTGGCGTACTGCTCACTACCCACCAGGTTCCTGACCTTACGTCCAAAACCAACGGCAAGGTCAGCCGTATTAGATGTCTGGATCACTTTCTTATCAGGGTATTTCCCCAAAAACCAAGCCGGAAGTAGGTAGCTGGCGAACTCAGACTTCGTATGGCGGGGTGGCATGTTCACGATCAGGCGCTTAATCTTCCCCGACGCGATGTCCTCAAACTTCCTGGCCATTACCTTATGGTGCCGCCCGTCAATAAACCCTGGCCACATCGTATGGACAAACTTGAGAAAGTTAGCCTGCGCCTCTTCCCTAGCCAAAGAAGCCCGGTACTCATCCAGCTCATCAAAGAAAGCCTCCTGCTCATTAATAGGCAGGCGACCTATAGCTTCGCTGATAGCGTCAATATTCATATGTTGCGCATTGACAAATAGCTAGGCCGAACACTACGGGCGCTCTTACTCACCCGCTTACATATCCCAAGATCACACAACTTCTTAACCACCCTATGAACATTCCCGCGCCCCTTATCCCCCGTCTGGTACATGATGTCATCTATAGACGGCCCATACCCAAAGTTCTTCCAGTACTCATCTATCACAAGAAAAACCGTCCGCTGCTTCTCCGTCATAAAGTACTCCTTCTTCTTTACCGTATATGGCTCTTTAGGATATAACAACTTTACCACCTGTTAAAGTTGGCCAATAGATGACGGGCGTCTCTATGCCTAGGTACTTGCCCTCTATAGCAAACGAAATAAACTCCCGCGCCTCTTCTTCGGTCATCTGCTTCATTAGAGTCTTTACCATCCTCTCGCCATCATAGATAGCCTTAGTAACCAAAGCAGCCCCGCCCCCATTAGGAACCCACATATCAGATTGCCCCATAAGAGCATAGTCAAACCCATCAAACTTTAACATTGTTATAGTTCCTTAAAAAATATATACCCCCCACCCTTTTTGTACCAAAACACAAGGGGGCTACTTGTCAAAATCTTCTACTATCTCTGATTCTGGTAATGTTGAGGGGTGGCCCTGTTCTTCTTGGGATCGTTTGAGTGGAATAGTATGTATAGGCTCTCCCCTGCGCGGCTGGCCTGCATCGGGGGCCGCCCCGGTGGTGGGTCCGGCCGGATGGCCATCGTCGACCGCTACCGGCTCCAGTTCCTTCGAGGTTTTCCCTGTGCGTATCTCAGCCAGTAAGTCTAGGGCATCGTCGGCCTGCACTTCGGTGGCGTCGACCGCTATCGTCTGAAGCCTGGACAGCAGCCGCGTGCGGATATCTTCGCTGCGGTTAACTGTCGTTATCTCTTTGCGCTCCACGAACGCGCCAACCTCAAAGAGTGAGCCCAGCAGCTTGAGACATTGCACCCTGGACGCCGGGGGAAAGTCGTCGTCTAGTGAGTGTTGGACCAGCTGCTGCACTAGCAAAGCCTTCAATTGAGCTGGGGTTCGGTGTTTCTCTGCCTCTATTGCAAGCTTATAGGCTTCTATCTCGCGTTTTACCCTAGCATCGGCTGCGAGCTTGTACGGGGCAGTTACTATCGTACTTGGTGCTGGGTTGGCGTTGTATACATCCCTATAGGCTTTGGCCTTACTGGTTCCCATCGCTACCGACTCTGCGAACTTACGCATCTTAGGGGTTAATGCTGGTGTCTTACCCTGGCCAGCACCTAGCAATGCATCTATCGGGATAGTATCCAACCCTTCACGGATCTGCGCCCGCGTTAGCTTTTGTGTAGACTGTTTGGCCATATTGTGACTGATCAGTATTTATTTAAACCATGCGGTATGAATGAAGAACGCGCCGACTGTATCACAACCTATGCGCCCATGCAATAAACCGCGCGGTAATGCTTTGTACTAGCACGCCTATAGATTGGACCGCCCAGGCTATTTTGTGACCGCCCGTAGAAGTCAATTCTGTAAATTGATTGTGTATAAAAACCCCTTGACATGATATATCAGACATGAGAGCATAACGACTCGACTGTTTTATTAACCCGCTTACTTAGGAGCTCTCACAATGAAACCCCTTTACCTTGTCGCCTGTAGCGCCGCAAAGCTCGATCATGCAGCCCCGGCCGCCCAGTTATACACCGGGCAAGCTTTCCGCCTAGCGATGGCAGCCGCCGCGCGCGTCAATGCTGACGTTCTAATCTTATCGGCCCAGCATCACGTTATAGAGCCGGATCAAACCCTAGCGCCCTATAACCGCGCATTGTCCGCCATGAGCCGATTAGAGCGCCGGATATGGGCCCAGCACGCCGCCTACAAGTTACTTCCGCACTATGGCCGCACCATTGTCGTTCTAGCCGGTAAGCACTACGCCCAGGCCCTGGAGGGCTTTAAGAATGTTTATTTCCCCCTACGCGGCCAGGGTATCGGCCACCAATTGCAAACTCTGAAAGGCCTAACCCATGCTTAAAACAATGCCCGCGAAATTCGCAGGTACGTGCAGCCGGACCGGCCAGCGTATCGCCCGAGGCCAGATGATCGTATACGACACGGCCACGAAAACCGCTAGCCTTTTAAGCTTCGAGGGCTTCGAGGGACGCCACAACGAAACCGGCGACTACATCCGGCCGGACTATGTCAGCCACGTTATCGACTTTGGAAGCGGCCGTCAGTACTACCGCAACAAAGCCGGCCGGTGCGAGGATGCCCCCTGTTGCGGATGCTGCACGATATGAGCCGCGAACATTACCAATTGCCCCGCAGCCGGACGCCGGACTATATCGGAGGGATAGTCGCGGCCCTTATTTGGACCGTTGTTTTTTATCTTTTTGGAGCCTAAACCATGCAATATAAATATTTTCAGGACCCTGGCCACGGGTGGATCGAGGTTTCAATCGCTGAGCTGCGCCGCCTTAATATCGACGGCCATATCTCGCCCTACAGTTACCGCAACGGCCACTTCGCCTATTTAGAGGAAGACTGTGACGCCAGCGCATGGTCCCAGGCTAAGCGCGCAGCCGGGGAAGAATTCGAAATTATTGAGCTGCACACTAACAACGATTCAATTATCCGCACTTTTAAGGGCTACCAATGAACGAATTACACCCATTATTCCAGGCCATTTTGCGCCTATACGCACCACCGGCAGAGCCCACGCCCGAGGCTATAGACGCCGCAATGCTGATAGACAAGCTCGCCGATGGATACAACCAGCGAAATATTGAGCGCGCCATCCGACTTGAACAACAAAACCCGAAGGATTGACCATGCAATATACATTTATCCGCGCATCCGGCAATCGCAAAACCGGCCCTATCCCTCAAACGTATAGCCCGCGATCCAGCTGCCCGGCCAGCTGCGCCCACTACGGGGACGATTGTTATGGCGAGGATTTTTTCACCCGTATGCAATGGGACAAAGTGCCCAAGCGAGGCGTCCCAATCGACCAATTGGCCGGACATATTCGCAGCCTACCGCCGCGTACGCTATGGCGCCATAATGTCGCTGGGGACCTTCCAGGATTGGGGGAAGACGTCGACGCCTACGAGCTGGGGCAAATAGTTGCCGCGAACATTGGCCGAAAGGGTTTCACCTATACCCATAAGCAAAGCGCCCAGGCTATCAATTGGGCCCGCCATGCTACCGCCTGGGGGTTTACTGTAAACCTAAGCGCCGATGATGCCGGACACGCTGACGCGCTAAGCGGCCAGGGTTTGCCCGTGGTTTGTATCGTCCCCAGCGACACGCCTAAGCTCTCATACACGCCCAAGGGACGCCGCATTGTCGTATGCGAAGCGCAAACCCGAGACGAGTCAACGTGCGAAAACTGCGGAAATTTTGACGCATGGTGCGCGCGCCCTGATCGTGATTTTATCGTTGGATTCAGAGCCCACGGCACCAAAGCAAAGCGCACGGACCAATTGGCCCGCCGCGTGATCCCTATTTTGAAAGGTTAACCATGTTAAACACCGAAGCAAACTACACCGAGGCCGGACGCAAAGGCGCCGAAGCCCGCAACGACCGCGACGAGGCACGCGCGCAGCATTGGGCCCGCTATTACCAGGGTATGCGCAACTTAGAGCGATCCGAAGACCGCGCAAAGGCCGCAGCCCTCTATCAGGCCGGATATTCAGAGGCCCGCAGGGTATGAACCAGCCCGAGGCGCACTACATCGACGCGGGCTATAAATATGAGCGCCTATCGGTGCCCGCCAATCGAATCAAAAGAGCGAAAGAGCTGCAAGCCCTAATCGCCGCCGAACAACCCGAAGACCGCACCCAGGCCCGCGCACTTATCCAGCGAGGCCGGAAAGAATTCCAACTTCACGCAAAAGGCTAAAAATGAAAACATCCACCGAGTTACTTAACGAACTGCGCTTCCAGCTGATCGCAATGGAAGAGTTACGCGAGGCGCTAGACCGCTTGGCATATTGGGCTGGAATGAACACCCAGCACCTACCCGATGACGCTATGGCTGAAGAGCTTGTAGACGCCGTATACACCGCCCGCCAATTGCTAGACAAATAACACTTAAAGCCTCGCGCGCGGGGCTTTGGGGGCCATTTTGCCCAACATTAACAGGAGTTATAGTTATGAAACGATGCGATCACGCATTGGCCGATAGTTGGTGGGAGCATGACGGCCGGGGCATTCCCCTGGCCAGGGTCTGCGACCGCTGCTACGACGCCGTTATGGCCCTTTACCGGCCCGAAATACTCACCCATTACAACGAATCGGACGTTGACGAGCCGATTGAGGGGGACGAATGGTAATCACAGAACCAAACCAAATATCGCTCTACCGGCTATTGACGCTGCGCTCCGGGCTCCGGCTGGAGCTGCGCGGGCTAAAGGTAAGCAAAGGGCGAACTTGCTATGCAATCATAAAGCAGGAATTCGGATTTAAAGGCGACAAGGCCAGCGTCCTGGAGCAATTCGAAAATTATCTATCCGCGCACGATCCATTCACAAGGAGATAAAAATGGGCTATTTTTCTAAAACTTGCGCCAAAACGCATATGCCGATTGTGGTCGAGGCATTAGATTTGCCACGATTAAACATGGTTGTGGCCCTGCTACCTAGTGGCAGGAAAATTGAGGGCTCATACGATGGGTATGGGCGCGTCAATGGTGTCGATCTAATGGACGCATGGGATAAAGTGAAGATGGTTTTAAAAGACCATTACGCCGATGAGTCCTACGCCCAATTAGGAAACTCAGGGAATGAATTAGCCCAGGGGTACTTTATGGACAGGAAATTCCTGCACCATTGCCTACTAAAAGGCCCATTTAAAAGCCGCGCAGAGTACACCCGCGCATTCAAAAAATACGCTAACTGGTAGGAGAAAAAAATGATACTTATACAAGCAAGTGAAAAGGCATTGTCTTTTAATGGCGATTCGCAAACCGCCCTGTACTTGGTAAACGACTTGCGAGAGTCATACCAAGCTAACGGCATGGATATGCCCAAGATGCTGAGCGATTTTGTCTTTAACATTGAAGTGGCGTTGCAGGACGCTGGGGTGCTGGACGCATGGTTTGAGGTGGTGCGAGCATGATTTACCGAATCTACAACCACAACCACACCCTACTAGGGGAATTCAAAACGCAAAAAGAGGCCAACGATGAGGCCATGTTCTATATGCGCGAGACAGGCAATCCCGCTTACGTTATGAAAGAAAAAAAATGAAAGTCACTTTCACCTATAACCAAATGCAAGCATTCGCGGTTGGATACTTCCACGCACGCAGCGACCAGCACGAGCAAAACGACTTTATGACGCCGCTGGAGATATGGTCCTACCATCTGGGCTACGACACCGGCACCCAGGCGCTAAAGCTGGAGGTAATGCCATGAGAAAACGCTGGTTATACAAGGTCTATCTTGCCGGCCGGTTTATCCGCGCCTTTACATCACGCACCGCCGCTAGGCAATTTATGGAAGAAATGTCAGACTTTGATCTGCCATTCCTGATAACGCCGGACATAAATGGGCAAACCCCTTACATGATTGGAACATTGAAATGAAAACTAGAGAAGAGATGGTCTACGAATTGACAAAGCACGAACTGGAGTACCTGTTTGACATAAATGGGGATTTTGAAGATTCTGTTCGCTTCTTTGCAAAAGGCGGGTTCTATGCGTACACAGACGAGGCATTGCTCAAACAATGGACATTCCAATTTACCGACAACTACCCACAAGGAGCAGCAGCATGAAACTTGAAGATGGTGATTACGAACTGGTAGACGGCGCGGTATGGCTTGCCGTCAGAGGCTTTTCGGTGCGTATCTTTAGCACCGATAACGGCATTGATGTACGCATATACAAAAATGGGGCAGAGGACGAAGGCGCTATTGCCGCCACCTTTGCCGCAGACTCTGAACTGGAGGGAATCTAAAAGAACGGACGGAGGGACTCGGCAGCCGCCTGGGCGCCTACCCTCTGCTCGAAATCGTTGAAGTCTTCCCCCGCCTCTCCTAACCAATAGCGAGAGGCGATTTTTTTAGCAGTCCCTACGCCCATTAGGTCGTTGTCGGCCACCACAATAGGGTTGTCCAGGCTCTTGGCTATTTCCAGCATATTCCCAGCCGAAAAGCAAACGTGGATTCTGTACCGCAGCCGCGCCAGTTTTAACGCTCGGCGGACCGACAAGCCCGTGGCCAGTCCCTCAACTAGAACGTCCGGCCCCTTGTTGTCTATGACTAGGCTCGCCCCTTTGGTCTGCTGCCCTGACAAAAACCGCTTTGTTCCGTCTATATGTATTAGCTGGAGGCCAACTAAGTTACCGGCCACCCGCATCGGCACAGTTAAAAGCCCCTTCCATACCTTGGATGGCTCGGTAAACCCTTTGCGAACTAGGTACGGGTGCTGCTCAACTTTAACATTGTTAAAGATGAATGCCGCTTTCTTGGCCGCCTCGGCCTGTTGCCTTGCCCTGTCCTCGCGCTGCTTTTGGCGCTTGGCCGCAGCGTTTGGGTCCGGCACGAATGGTTCGCTGGACATATACCTGATTGGGGATTCGTGGACCGCATGGTTCTGTATGAGGCCACTTTTCCCATCAAAGATGTACGCGCCATTCTTCTTTCGGGGGTGGTCCTCTGTTGGCACTCTTACCCACCGGCCCTCAATTACATGGTCGAGCATGAGGCCATGTAGCCTTGCAAAGTCTTCAAACGTCATGCTCTAGCCTTTGCCCACGCAATGTTGCGGCTCTTAATCCATTGGAGGGTCTTAAAGCTGGGTGACTTTACCTCCATTCCAAGGCCGCGAGGGAAAGCCCCATATTTTTCTTTGTACTTGTGTGCAGCCCAGCCATCTTTGTATCCGCGCATCCGACTGTAATACAGAATCTCGGAGTAAAACCTTTGGTTCTCGGCCACAAACGTTTTTTGGTTTGTATCCAACTCCACCATCTGCCCTGGGACGTTTAGCACCTCTTTCATAGGGCGCGTCCAGCCACATTCCCCGCAAACCCTGTCCGGCCATATCCAAAGCGCACCGCAGCCGCCGCACTTTGACTCACTTTTCTTCTTCTCGGTAGGCTCTTTCTTGGCTGACTCGGCGCCATCGTTTAACTCTGTTACGCCTTCCTCAAACAATTCATCCCATTCTTTCCTGAAGCGTAGGTAGTTTCCCGAATGGTCCAGCCATATGCCATGCGTTTTTCCATCGCAGGGTCGCATGATTCGGCCCATTTGCTGCACATGGGAGGAAAAAGACTTGGAAAACGGCCTAGCAGACACTCCGATAAGCACATCAGGTACGTCAAAACCTCTAGTTAGGATGTCTGTGGCAATTAGTCCATGAATTTTCGTGTCAGGGGCGCTGAAATCCTCTATTGTGTCCCTTTTAAAGTCATCATCCTCCTTGTAGGAGATGGAAACGAAGTTGTAACCGCGCTCGTTGAACTGCCTTACAAGATCCCTTCCATGCTCCACGCCGGAGGCAAACACCACAGTCTTTTTAGGACCACCGAACAGTTGGTTGGTCTTGTTAATCCACTCATCAACTATATCGCCGGTAATCTTCATACCGCGTTTGGTTGTCTCATCCTGTGACCACTCGCCGGCCACCTTCTTAACGCCGGTCATGTCAATCTCTTTGGCTATAAAGATCTTTAGAGGGACTAACCACTTCTCATCTATCAACTCCCCCGTAGGCTTTGCTCCGACTACATGGGTGTAGGTAGAGCCTAGGCCGTTAGTGAATGGGGTTGCGGTCAGGCCGATAACCCGCATTTCAGGGTTTTCTTTTATGTACTCTATGATTTTATGGCGTTGGATATGACACTCATCAATTATCAAAAGGCCAACTTTGGGAAAGTCATCCCTGCGTTCCAGCGTCTGCGCGCTGCACACCTGGATTCTTTCATGGGGACGATACCGCCAATGATCTTGCTGCATCACGCCGTGGTTGATGCCGTATTTAGATAGGCGCGTGCTGGTTTGGTTGACCAACACAATCCTATCTAGCACCATCGCAACCTTGATGCCCTTCTTGGCCTCTTGAGCCATGATGTGCATGGCTACTTCTGTTTTGCCAAAACCTGTTGGTGCGTACAACAGTTGGCAGCGGTGCTGGGCAAAACCCTGTTCGAGCTTCTCCACTACATCCGCTTGATGTGGTCTTAATTCAATCATGCTTTCTCCTACTGGGAAACCGCCCAGCTTCGGTGTTATGCGGCCTTTTCGGCTCTGCGCTTCCAATAGTTTATCTGCTTGAGCATCTCGGCATTCTTAGACATAAACTCATCCCTGCTTTGCGTCATGGATTTGAGTTTAGCCTCTAACTCTCTCACTTGCTCACGCAACGACTCAATGGTTTCCTGAACCTCAGCTCGGGCCTCTTCCGAAACAGGCAAGGACCGCACAGCCAGCATATCTTTGAGCTTTGTGTTCTCTTCAGATACCGCGTTGATTTCTGTGGCCATCTCCGTGAGCTTGTCTTCTTCTTCAAACTCAGGATAAGCGGCAGGAAGTGCTTTGCGGCCAATGTTTGCGGTGTCTCGGCGCTTACCATCTTTACCAACAGTAGTTTCTTTCTTGAGGCCCAGCGCCTTGCGTACACGGCCTACAGTCATGTTGCTTACTTGGCAGATTTGGGCCACTTGGGTGTCGGATAGTTCACCTAACTCAATGTCTTCAAGGGCCAGTTGCACGACATAACGGCGCTCTTCAGGGGAACGGGGTTTACCGTGTTGTGAGTTTGCTTTGAGTGAGGCAATGAAAGCATCGCGCTTGGTGCCTTGAGTGACGTTGGCGGAAATGTCTTTGTGTGCTGCACGTTTGTGTGCGTGCCAGCGATGGAAGCCATCAGAGAGCCAGTAGTGCTTGCCGTCGAAGTGTAGGTCGATTGGCGGAAATTCCTGGCCCTCAAGTATCTCTTCGGTGTAGTGCTGGACCAGGGTTTCGTCTAGCTCTTTTCTGGGTTGTGTTCCACCATCAAGGCGGATTTTGCTCAACAAGATTTTTTCAGTCATTTCTTTCCTTTAGTAGTTGGCGCAGTTGCACCATTGCGTCTTTGAAGTCACCTTGCAGTTGCATGATGACCTCTTGTTGTGCTTGCATCCTCTTGTAAGAATCAGATGCAAACTTTGCTAGGTTTTCATTGGACCAAGCTGCGAAGTCTGGCATGTCCATTTATCTCCTTTCTAATTTGGTTTAGGGCAATTTTGAGGCGGAACGATAACACACCAGACAGCCGCCCATTGTTTTCTGCGCTCTGTCCAGCGGTCTATATAAGAATCAGGCATACACTTTAGCGCGTTGTTAATAGAGGCACGATCTTTCTCAAGGCGTTCAGTTATTTCAGACACGGTTAGCCCATCATGGTACTGTTGCAGCAGCATCCTTATGCTGTGGTGATTACTCTTGTGCATTTTTCTCCTTTGTTAATCCCCATACTGCGTATCCAGCGCAGTCAAGGGTGTGGTACTTACCATCACTACCAAGGGCTTCCTCAGTTAGCAAGTGGGCCTTGGGGTGCTTATCATGGCAGGGGAACCCGCCTGATGCCTTTACTGTATCTATGAATTGCATGGCAAGAGCGCGATGCAATTTTGGTATCGTTGGTTTACATGGACACATAGCACACGGTTTGTTCATGTGTTCTTTTCCTTCAACATCTTTGCGTATTCGCAAAGTTTTTTTAAAACTTGCGGCTCCAATGCCACTACTTTGTTTTTATGGTGATTTACGGCAAGCCATATTTGATAGCCGTCAAAGCTGGCGTATACGCCATCACCTAAATAAATTTTATGTTCATCCATTGAACTTCTCCTTGAGTTTGGCTTCTGCATTTTTCTCCTTTGATTTGGCTGTTTGCAGCCAGCCATCAATATGGGCAACCTCTGCAAGCAGCGCATCTCTGATACGGGTTAGCAAACCAACATCATCTGAATCCAAGTAGTGCTGCATGGGGTCAGTAAAACCTTCAAACCCTTCATAAACATCTTCTAAAAGTTTACGCAGTGTTGTGTGAAAAGTTATGCGGTCATCGTCTCCATATACGTCAATCGACATATAGATGGTTAACGGGTCATTTACAGGTTTGCCCCCCAACCCATCGGATGCACTTTCCCAAGTACTATATTGGAAAGGCATAAAAAAACTTAATGTGCCATGCTCAAGAAAATCCTCAACAGTGCATTCAAGTACCTCTTCGCTTATTTTGTGTACTAATATTTCATCCATGTCCGGTTGTGGCCCAAAATCAGGGCGCTGTGCCATTGCGTTAACCGCCTTGTCAACGCTGGACTGTGCCTGCTTTTGCATTCCTGCAATGAATCCATCTTCGTAAATCTTTTCTTGTTCCGGGGTCATGTGTTCTTCCCCTTTAGCCTAGCTAAGCACCACGCAACACCTTGGTCAAACACGTCGGGCATATCTTCAATTTCTTTCCAATCAGCATCCGTTAGGTCTACCAACGGGCGCTGTGGCACAAGAGGAACCGCATCAAACATATTTGCATCCCCATCGGATGAATGTTGTTCGGGCCAATGCAATGATTTGCTTCCCCCACGCTTGTCGTAAACAGCCCACGCCACAGGCTCCTGCGCTGGCTGTGCTGCTTTTTTTCCATCGTAGTACCCCGATTGATACGCAATTGTTAGTGCATCTCCGTGGTCTTTGTACACCTGTGTGTCGTTTTCATCATTCAGCTTGTCCCGCGCCGCAGCGCGTTTTGATTTGTATCCTGTCATGTTGTTCCCCTTGCTCGAATGGCATCGTTTACTTGACCTGCACCCAGTTGGGCCACCATGATGCTTACAACTTTTCTTCGCTTTATTGCACTGCATTTTTTGCACTCACACACTTGATGAAGTGAACCGTTGAAGTCTTCAATAGCGTGGCTCCACTTATCCCATTTATGCCAACAAAATTTAAACATTATTTTTCTCCTTTTGTGTTCCCCTTGCGTAAACAATCTGCTTAAAGTTTTGAATCCAAAAAGCAGCGGGTTTATTTTGCAGTAGAGGGTTGTTCTCTACTGGGCGCAGTTCTTCTATTGACTTCATAATGGCCTCGCGCTCCTGTGCTGCTACCAGTGCGGCAAAGGCTTCAAGGTCTATCCAGTTAGCAACCACGCCATCAATACCCGGCGCTTGCTCTTGATATCGTTTAAACCCCGCTTGCTTTGCTAGTTCCATGACGTTCATTTGTGCCACCATGCTGCAAAGATCATACCGATTACACCGGCTATGGCAACCATAGCGATCAGCAGCTTCACGGATGCAAACACTTCCTCAACGGGGTCGGGGTCATAGCGCGAATCAAGGTCGCGCTCCATGTATGCCTTGTCTTGCTCTTTCATTTGTTGCTCTCCTCAATTAGGTCATTTACTCCCCTGTACACATCGGCGTACAAATTTGCCCACTCCTTGGGCGGCACACCCGCTGCGTAGCCTGCGTCAACCACAGCCATGATTGCGCGAAAGAATTTAATCCGCTCTGCTTCGGGCAGTGCTTTGATTTGTTCTTGGAATGTCATTGCTCCACCTCCACTTGGTTGCCTTGCTCATCACACAGCATTGTGTATTCGTCGTTTGGGCCAACAAACTTGTACTTCAAGTGACCCGCCTCTTTGTCCTTGGTAGTCAGGACTAAGTGGTACACCTCACCAAATTGGTTGTGTGGTTCCTTGAATGTGTTGCCGTGCCACACGGGGAGGATTTCCCCGCCTCTAGTTTTTACGCAGTATTTCATTTGGCACGCTCCTTGAGCATGGCATCTGCTAACCCGTAACAGGCTTCCGCCACTTGCTCATAACTTGGTTGTACTAATTTGTCTGCTACAAACCCTCGTAGCGCCTGCCCCGCAAAGTAATCACGCATGGTCATGTCCCTTGCATAACCGCCGGTCTTGACCATCCAGTCTGTGTAGTCTTTGGTAATTAAATACTCGCCGTCCAATAATTGGTCTTTCATTTCATTTTTCCTTCAAGCATTTCGTCTACTAATTCGTGGCACAGTTCTTTGAACCTTGACGTGTATGTATGCTTACCGTTTTCGTACCGCGCAATTTCCTCACCGTCTTTGAAGTACACCAGCACTGCCCGACTATCCACATGCCCACTGTAGGTCTGAAAATCAGGTATGTAATGGTTAAACGATTGCAGTATTAACTTACGGCTTTTGTTTGTCTCGCTTTTGTCCACGCTTCCACCAACTATTTCTCTGTCGATGGCTCGGCCCATAGCTGCGTATAGTTCTTCTTGGGTCACTTGTACTCCTCCACGCGCTCGTTCAAGCGCTTGATTCGGTTAATGTTGTAGTCCACGATGCTCTGTGCATACTCACACGCAGTCTCGGCCTCCAGCTTGGATAGGTGGGCATCAGCTAACTCTGCCGCTATCACTTCCAAGGGGCTAGGCTTTTTGAATGGCTCTTTGAGCATCTCCATAAGGGTTACTTTACGCATTGGTTTGTCCTTTCTTGCGGGCATAGTAGGCTCTTGCGTATGCATTCTTCTTCTCTTGCGCAGCTTTTTTGATTTTGTTTTGTGCGTACCACTCGCGCTGGTACTGGCGCTTAGCCTCCCTTGCCTTGTCTACCTCAGAGAATGCATTGTGTTCCACCGCTTGAATAAAAAGCTTGTTCTCTAATTGCTTTACTTTTTCTTCTAGCCGGACAATCCGTCCTCCATCATCGCTGCTGGGCTGGCGTGATTGCGTATAAATCTCATGCTCAATATCTTTCACTCTTTCGGCAAGATTCTCCTGCTTGCGAATCAAGGCTTGATTTGAATTCACTAAAACCTGGTTTGCGTTTTCCAGCTTTTGTGCTTTCTCCTCCAGCCGAGCAATCCATCGGCTGTGATCACTGTTAAAGTCAGTTAGGTCTTTTACCTGCTGCTCTAGTAGAGCTACTCTCTTAAAAATATTCCAACTCATTTGCTTTCTCCTAAGTTAAAAGGTGAAGGTACTCGCTGCACTATGGGCCGCATGGGTTCAAGACTCAATTGTTTTAAACCATAGCATCCGCTTTCCCCTCGTAAATATCATACCACATGAATTCCTAGCATGTCAACTGTTGTGTTGTCAGTGCTAAGCCCTCTTACCCGTTGACCCTCCCTCCCCCTGCAGGGAAACTAGGATGGCTAACGACTCTTTATCAAGGTGCTTTGACTGGTTTTTATGCAGTCTATCGGCCGGCCAAGCCGCCCTCCCCTGGAATCCCGATAAAGCCAGTTCTCACCGGCTTGTCGATCATCTCCCAGCGGTCTAGGGTATGTGTCATTACTGACAACCTTGTTTATTCCTTTTGGCTCTCGCTACTTCGGAGGTGCGGGTCACACCGAGTTTTTTGTCTTTACTTCCACGCTGGCGATACAACCACTTGCTAACGGATGGAGTCCGGTGGCAGTCGTAAACGAAAAAAGCCGTTACTACTGCACTGGGTCGTTCCCTCCGAGATGGAGGCCAATGCATGAGTAACGGCTTTAAACATGTTGTGAACGACTACAACAGTTCTAACTGTACAGCACTTTTTGCTTTTCGGCAATAAGTACTAAAAAATATTTTCTCCAACTTTAACAGCTGGTAAAGTTAAAAAACCCCCCAGTCGCCCAGGGGGTAAGGGTCTTTTTAGGACCAAGGAGAAAGCAACGCTATTCTACATGAATAATTTTTACTTGCCAACGGTTGCCCTTTTTCTGCCAGCCGTGGACCTCTATCTTGATGCCAGCATCTCTCACGATATCTAGGTTCTCATGCTCTAGGATCTTCTTTAGCCGGTCTGATGTGTGGCCCCAGCTGGTGGTCTGCACGCCGATTACCGCGCCCTGGCCCAGGCACAGGATGTCAATGAAGCCGGCGAAGTCATTCTTGCGCTTGGTAAAAGAGTTGTACCGCTCTACTACCTCGGCATAGAAGCCGTTGTCCCTCATGTACTTGAGGCTGCGCTGCGTAGTTGTGACCGCCATAAATATTTTTAGAAAGGGGTTGCAAGACATGATATACTATGGGTACAATGTGTTGCCCACAACAGGTATTTTACTAGATGAACACTGAGCTTTATAGACATTTCGACAATGAGAACGCGCTTCTTTACGTTGGCATTTCCCTAAGTACGTTCAAAAGGCTAAGCCAGCATAAGGATCATTCACAGTGGTTCAACAAGGTTTCCAGGGTAACCATTGAACACTTTCCTACCAGAGAGGAAGCAATCGCTGCTGAGAAGAAGGCTATAAAAACAGAAGACCCAAAGTTCAACATAGCGAACAAAAAGACGGCACGCGAAATTGAGCAAGAGATAAAGGACGAAAAAAAAGAAGAGAAGAAGGAGCAGCAAATACAGCAGTGCATTCATAGATATGTTCAATACACGGCTGTCTACACACTGGACCATGTAAAGAACATGTTGTCAATGACACGTTCAGAATTGGAGCGCCATGTTAAGGATGGGAGCCTGTCTACTTTTGTAGTAGAGGGCAGGCCATCATGGAAGACTAAAGAAATAAAAATGAAAATAATGGTAAGCGGCTGGTCTTTAATAGATTTTATTTTTTACCTAGAAAGCAAACACAATGATCATCACTAACAGGTACAACCTACCGCAGACGTTTGTGAACGTCTTAAAGCGCCCGTCTTACTCGAAGGGAAAGTCCAACATCTCGGCCACCGAGTTGATCTCTTCCCCCAGGATTGTCCAGCTGCGCAAGCTGCACGCCGATCAGATAGAGCAGGACGTTAGCGAGATGGTCTGGTCCATCTTTGGAACGGCCATTCACGGCGTACTGGAACACGGCAAGGATGACCATCACCTAGTCGAGGAACGCCTACATACCAGCGTTGACGGCTGGTCCATTACCGGCGCTATTGACCTACAGATTGTCAATCAGGACGGCACCATCACTGTCAATGACTACAAGACTGTAGGCGCATGGTCGGTGATGAACGAGAAGATCGACTGGGAGCTACAGCTAAACATCTACGCTTGGCTTGTCCGAAAGGTTAAGAACGTCGACGTGAGCAAGTTGGAGATCGTGGCCATCATCCGCGACTGGAGCCGCAGGGATGCCTCCATCAAGCAAGGCTACCCTGACGCGCCTGTGAAGGTTATCCCTATCCAGTTGTGGCCATACGAGCGCCAGCAAGCATTCATTGAGGAGCGCATTGAGACACACTCTAACGCCCTGTTTGATCTTGAGACGGGTGACGAGTTACCCCACTGCACCTCTGATGAGATGTGGGAAAAGCAAACAACCTACGCGGTTAAAAAGATTGGTGGAGTCAAGGCACGCAATGTCTGTGACACCAATGAAGAAGCTCTAGCCAAGGTGGCGGAGTACGGGAAAGAGTACGAGATAGAAGTGCGGCTGGGAGAACGGACGCGCTGCGCTAACTTTTGCTCTGTTAGTAGGTACTGCAATCAGTACCAGGATTATTTAAAAACCAAGGAGTAAGCATGGAAGAGCCATTGTTAGCAGCCTTATTTGGCTGGATCATCGCGTCTTGGCTGACGCACATCGTTGTTTGTTTGAGCGCAGGTAAATGGGGATTCCTCATTGCTGGCGCTATCGTTTTCCCAATCGCATGGATTCACGGAACCGGCGTTTGGTTTGGGTTTTTTTAAAGGAAAAGCATGGTACATAAGAAATTAATGCAGGCGCGGATACGCCTGTACAACACGAAGTTACAAAAGACGGGACTGAACAAGTTTGCCGGCTACAAGTATTTTGAACTGGGCGACTTCTTGCCTGATATTCAACTTATCTTTTACGAGCTGGGCTTGTGTGGCGTTGTCTCTTACGAGCAAACCTACGCAACCCTATCCATCACCGACACCGACGACGGCACGGTGATTGTGATCTCTAGCCCTATGGCTGGAGCTGAACTAAAGGGCGCACACCCCATCCAAAACCTAGGCGCGGTTGAAACCTACCAACGCCGCTACCTATGGATGACGGCTATGGAGATTGTGGAGCATGATGCCATTGATTCTTCTGCCAGAGCAGAGGAGCCTAAGGTAAAAGCCGAGCCAAAGGCGGAGCCAAAAGCGGAGCCGAAGAAGTACGTTAAAGGCGACAAGCTACCGCCTGAGTGGGTAGAGCCTAACCAGGCATGGACGATTGTGATTAATGCCGAAGACTCTGATCAGTGGAACCAGCTGCTAATTGATGCAACCAAGTTAAAGCTGACTTACGCAGACAGCGAAGACAAGGTTAAGGAAATGTACAAGGTCAACCGCCAGCATTACGACCACGCGAAAGCAACGTCACCCGAGATCCATGCTGAAATCATGGATTTGTTTAAAGAAGCGAAAGGAAAATTTTAATGGAATACTCCAACACAGGAGCGCTGTTTACCTCCCTAAACAAGCGAAACGAGAAAGCGCCGGACATGAACGGCAACATGAAGTTTGACAAAGCCTACCTCATGCAGATGATTGAATCAGCCAAGGGTGAAGATACGGTAACGATCAAGCTGGACGGCTGGGTAAAGCGCGACAAGAACAACAATCGAATGGTTTCAATGAAGGTGAATACCTACGTTAAGCCTGCTGTAACTCAAGAAAAGGACCCATGGGATGACTAAGAAGACACCAACCACAGTTAAAGAGTGGAAAAAAGTTTGCGTCAATTTGAACAGTGCTTTGCAACTAGCAATTGACAATGAAATAAAGCTTGACGAAAAGCTTTGCAAGCTTGAAGACCAGCTTGAAAAAATTGAAGAGCAGCTGACCATGTCTGTTGGCGTGATCAAGTACTTGGAGATGAAGCTTGAGCGAACCAATCCAGTTTGAAGGCATAAAGACTGGACTCAAGCAGTCAAAGGACGGCTACGTTTTAACGATGGCCGTCCATCCTGATGACCTTCCCGACGACTTAATGCGTGACTTTGTTGGCTCGCGTTATGTTGTTGTGATGGTGCGGCTGGGCGACGATGAGCAGCCCATGGTCCGTGAACATGAGTTTCCAGGCGACCATGCCGTTAAGATGGCTGGAATACTCTGCCGAGATCCTGATTTCTGGGAGTGGCTGCACAAGAAGGAGTGGCTGATGGAGAAGAACGAAAAGGCCTGCGCATCTTGGCTAATCTTCTATCTGGGCATAGAGTCCCGCAAGGAACTAAAGACAGACGAAGAGGCCCGCGATTTATTTAACCGTCTTAAAGCAAGCTTTGAGGCATGGAGGAAAACATGAACAAGGAAATATTGGACAACCTGTTTACATATCGCGACGGATGTTTGTACTGGAAGGATAAGCCGAATAAAAAGCTACCCGCAGGTACTTGCGCCGGATCTCCTGATAAGGATGGTTATATTTTGATTACGATCAATGGTAAAAAGTACAAAGCCCATCGTTTGATTTACATCATGCACTATGGGGCTCAGCCAGACACGATTGATCATATTGACAGAAATAGAGCCAATAATAAGATTGAAAATTTGCGCAGCGTTTCATTGCAGGAGAATGCACAAAATATGGGCATGTATAGAAACAATAAATCTGGTATTAAACATATTCGTTGGTACAAACAAACTAATTGTTGGGCTGTTCAAATAAAAAAAATACACATTGGATATTTTAAAACACTTGATACAGCGGCCAGCGCTCTGCATAATCATAAAGGCTTAACACAATGAAGAAACTAATTCCCTATAGCGTATACCTACCAGTGGAATATCACGACAAGATCAAGGTCTTGGCAGCGCAGCGCAAAGCATCAGCGATGGTGCGTGATGCCATCTGCATGATCCTTGATGGCAATGATGCCTACAAAGCTGGCTACAACAAAGCCTTGAAGGATTGCGTGCGGCAGGTTGATGATGTCAAAGAGATCGAGCATATCGCCGTCAAAGGCAAATACTTGAGCGACCTCTTGTCCCAAAAAATTGAAGCCTTGGAGATGTGATGGATGAATTCGAAAACATGCAGAACGCCATCTATGCGGCCATAGCCAACACAGAATGTAAGGAGCCAATGAACGCCGTTATGGCTCTTTGCTCTGTGATGTGCGAGATGATGGTCCAACTCAAGATGGACAATGAACATCAGGCCGTTAACGCTGTTATACAAACACTGCGTATAGCAAGAGAGAACCGCCAGAACATGGAGATCCACTAATGACTGAGCATGAAGAAAACCTACGCGACTTGGCGGCCATGTTTGCCATGACCGGCTTGATCATTAGAAATAGGGAGGGGGAGTTAATTGTCCCTACCGCCTTTGAAATGGCTGACTACTTCATGGAAGCACGTAAGCCGGAAGAGGGTATTGCGGCCATCAAGAAGCGCCGAAAACATGTACAGGAATCGTAAACCGGGGAAATTTAAATGGACCCATTTTTAATAACCGAGCCAACTTGTATTTCTTTTAGTGGCGGCAGAACGTCTGCCTATATGCTTTGGCGCGTATTGCAAAGCAATGGCGGACTACCAACAGAGGCTATCGTTTGCTTTGCTAACACGGGCAAAGAGGACGAGGTAACTTTAAGGTTCGTGCAGGATTGCTCTGAGCAGTGGGGTGTGCCTATTGCATGGCTGGAGTACAGGGCAAATGGGTATGCTGTTGTTGATTACGCAACGGCCAGTAGGAATGGTGAACCCTTCCAAGCCTTGATAGAAAAAAAGAATTATTTACCCAACACCTTTGCTAGGTTTTGCACTTCTGAGCTTAAGATAAACCCAATGAAAAAACATCTTAAGTCATTAGGATATGAGGACATTGTTACATTTGTTGGCATACGCGCTGACGAGCCTCAGAGGGTTGCCAAGATGAAAGGCAATATAGACATCAAAGAGACTCCTTTGGCCACGGCGCGAGTAACGGTGAAAGACGTTTTGTCTTTTTGGAGTGATCAATCGTTTGACTTAGACACCATAACTGTTAATGGAAACTCATTGTTAAGTAATTGCGATTTGTGTTTTTTAAAAAAAACAAATCACTTATTAGGTTTAATTCAAGACAAACCAGAACGCGCAATATGGTGGGTAAACATGGAAAAAAAAATAGGTGCAAGTTTTAATCAAGCGCACCCAAGTTATGCAGATATGTTGACTTACACCAATAAACAATACGATATGTTTGACCCTAATGAAGAAGCAATTTCTTGCTTTTGTGGCGATTAAAAGTGTATAGGAATCGTAAATTGTTAGACGCTGCGCGTGAGTTGCCCTGCCAACACTGTGGTACGCAAGATGGTACGGTAGTGGCGGCTCATAGTAATCAACTACGGGACGGCAAAGGCCGAGGTCTAAAGGCGCACGACTACAGGATTGCATCACTTTGTTATAAGTGCCATGCTGACCTGGACCAGGGGACACGCATGAGCAAGGCCGAAAGAATTGAGATGTGGGAGGAAGCACACCGCAAGACTATCGGCCTCATGTTTGAACGCGAGATTATTGGGCTGCTCTGACTTTGTCGTTAAACGCTTTCATAGCCCTAACTTTTCTTTCATTGATAGCATCAATTGTTTCTTTAGACGCACCCCGTGCAGTTGCAGCCTTCTTTTCTTTGTTAATGTTGCCAATGGTTTTTTGGGCGGCATTAGCCTCCTTCCAAAGCTTAGCCTCCGGATTGTCTTTTAAATACTCAGATGTAGGTTCGCGATTTTCTTGACGTTTTTTAATTTCATGCTCATGTGTGTTCATAATTTCTATGTTGTTATAGAACCTAGAAGAGGTGGCGGCTGGAGTTTTTGTCTCACCAAAGAACTTGCCAGCCAATGGGACGCGATACATTGGCTGCTCTTCACCTTTAACTTTGGCCCCAATAGACTCCCCAGCCTTAACCATTTCGCGGAACACGCCGCCAAAATATTGCTCGGCAAAATAATCCAACTGGTCTGCGGTTGGGCTAATTTTTCCCTTGGTATACGTTGTTCCAGCAGGGGAAGAGGACCAGTTAAGGAAGTACGCAATGCCTTTACTGATAGAGCTTGCGCTATCTCTTGATCTTTCATACCCTGGAGTCTCCTCGCCCGGGCGATCCGTTTTTGCAATTGGACGGCCAAACGCATTTTTATTCACAATAACGTTTGCAATCGGGTCCAATGGAGTTGGCACCAGCTGTTGCCAAGTAGCGCCAATACCCATTGGATTTACAGAGTCAAGCATCATTGGAAGAATGTCAAAAATTTTATCAGAGGCAGATTCGTTGCTCTTCATTGCCTTTGACTTGATCAAGAACGCCTCTGTCAACATGCGGCCAATTCCTGGCAACATGCTAAATCCTGGAGGATAGGGAGGGTACACAATAAAGTACTTACCATCCCCGGTTGGAACAACAAACGCCTTTGACTTAACAAACTCTGGCGGGTCATCGTCATCAAAGCCAGCCGCAAACAGTAATAGAGCTTGCATAACTCCAAGCCCAATGCCTCCAGCAATAATTATCTTGCCCTTTGGCCCAGTCAAAACATTTTTAACAACCACTGCGCCTTGGATGCTGGGGTTGATAAAGGAGTACCAAGCCTGAAGTTTGGGAACCACTGCGCCCTTTTTATCAAAGTTGACGGTGACATTTTTGGCTAAGCTTACGCCTTTGTCATCACTCATGTTGTTGTCAAGGACGGCAACTTTAAATGTAGCTAGACGTACAGCGTTTTCCATTGCTTCGTTGTAGTCAGACAGGTAGTCAAACAAGTAATGGGCGCCGGCCATTATTTTGCCGCGATCCATTTCTGCAAGTTTTTTGTCAATCAGGCTAATTTCATCAGTGGTTGCTCTAACGCTAAGCAAACCTTTAATTCCCCAGCCCTTTTCCAGCTTTTCAAGTCTGGTTTTTTGTTGAGTAAAGTTTGCGCTGATGCCAATCTTTCCTCCGGCTAATCTATAACGCTGGTAAAGATCACGCCATTCTTGTGGTGTTAATTCGTCTTTATCAAGAACATTTTTTGACCCGCTCCAGCCGCGCTGCTCTTTAAAGATTGCAGCCAATGCAGGCATGACGCTCTTCATTACCTTACTTTGCTGGCCAGCAAGCTCTGTTGTTGACAACTGGAGCAACCCGGTGCCAACGTCACGGCCAAAGTTAAATGCTCCGAAAATTGGGTTGTACTGGGTGTTAATAGCTGAGATCCAGCGAGTAATCATGCCAGCCGTGCCCATGAAGATGCCTAGCTTTTCAACATCCAAGTTCCTCAATGACTTAACCATACGCATTGCGCGCTCATCACTTGGGTTAAAAATGATGAACCAGTCTTGGCCATTAATCCGAACAGGGAAAACGTTATCCATGCTACGCATAGCCGGGTTGACGGCATACTTAACAAGCCCAGTCTCTTTATCAATAGATGGAGCCTTTGGCTCTTGCAGCATGTTCTCTGCTTGGTCCGCAGAGATACCAAGAGACTGCACCTCTTCCTTAAACTTCTTAATGCTTTTTATTGCATTGGGGTTAACAGGTATCCAGAAGTTTGGATTTGGATTTGTTAGCACCAGGCCCATTAAGGACTTGCCAACACGGATACGCTCAGCCCTGTCAATGGCACGCTTATGCTGCAACACAATGTTCTGCAAAATGTTTGCAACATTTTTGGTTGATCCAAAAGCGCGCTTGGAGAATGAACCCCTGGACCCAAGGCCACCACCGTTACCAACACCATGATTAACAAAGTCTAAATCCTCGCGCTGCAACGGCGCGTAATACTCGTATGTGTTGTTCCAATCATTAATAGTCTTCTGAGTTTCAGCCCCAGACTCAACCAGAATCTGTTGAGTCTCATCAACAACGCCATCAAACATCTTGGCAATTTTGTTGTAGATCTTTAGTTTGTTTTCTGGAAGTTCAGACAAATACTTAAGTGCATTTGCTGTAGTAATGCCAGATCCACCATCAGGTAAAGATGGGTTAATTTTTGCCACCTGGATATTGCGCTCTTCCGCATGGCGGTTATGCATGTACTCTTCTACTTCAAGAATGCTTACCTTGTTCTTGTACATCTCCTGAACAATTGGCATTATTGAGTTATCAACAAAATTTTCTTCACGCGCAGCTTTACGGCTAATAAAGCTTTCATTCTTGAGGTAAGGGTCAATCTGCTCTTTAACCAATTCACCTCTAACTTTTTGGATCTCATTAATGACACTCCTCATGTCATGCTGCTTGTCCAAGAAGTTATAAGCAAAGGTATCCATTGCAGATGGTATTGGTGCCTCAAATGCCGGCTGTGGAGCCTCATTGCCCTGGAAGTTACGGCGCTCAATTGATAGGTAGTCTCCCTCTCCCAGCATCTCTTGCGTAACGAACTGACCATCAGCCTTTGCAAGGCTATCTAACGCACGAATGATGGAGGCATCAGACTTCAAGCCAAACAACGACTTAATCTTTTGGGCAAACTCTTTAAGCCAGTTCTTCAGGCGAGCCAGTACACCGCCTCTTACGGCCTCAAAGCGAGCCCGCACAATGTCGGAGCCATTGACGGCCCAGAACTCAGACGGGTTGAAGTACTCGTAAAGATTCGTTGGAACCAGCCCCAGCCCGAGCATGGTCCCTGCGAAATTAGAGCTACTGCCATCTTCTGATGCGTACTCAAGCGCCTTTCGCACTTTAGAGTAAACCTCACCAGCACCTTCTGGAATGATTAACATCGAATGCCGGTTGCTGCCGTAGTGGGCATCCCTCAGAGCTGCAAAGTACAGCTTCTCGGCTGGGGTCTTGGCCTTCTTGGTGGCTTTGGCAAGTTGAGATGACCAAGCCCTACGAATAGCTTGCTGCACTTTGGTCGGCATCATGCGCTCAAGGTGGTGCAAGATCTCATGCACAGTTGTCGTATCGGAGGCGAGGCCCTTGATAAGGGTCAAGATGCGGCTAAATGGGTTATATTGCCCAACCGCACCGCGAGCGCCTTTGCCAATAATGCTGATTCCCAAATCATCAACCAGCGCGGGGTTTTGATTAATGAACCATTCAGCCATATCGGCTGCGTCTTCAGAAATAAACTTCTTGCGCTTGGCTTCTAATAGCTTTTGGCGGATAAAGTCAGCGCCGCGTACACGTTCTCCCGGCTCCTCTGCAAGACGTTGATCTTCATCGGCAGCAATAGCGGCATCAGCTCGTTCAACAAACTGCTCGTCTGTTATGCGGCCATCTTTGCGCATTCGGTTAAGAGTCTTAAGAGTACGCTTTAAAGAATCAGAGCGTTTCTTTTGCTCCTGCTCTGCGTAGCCTTCTTTCCCTATGTTATAAAGATAATCAGCTTTATCTCCATAAGTAACATTTTTAGCCAAAACCATATTGCCAATTTGTATAACTTGTTCCGCAGCTATGACTGGTTGAGTTGTATTTCGGTCATAGAAATAAGCATGGCGAGTTGGGTCTACAGCAATCTGAGTCCAAGCTGGATCATTCATTGCCTCCACAGCATTCACATAAGCCGTAGATGGATCGGTTTTAACGTACTCTCCTTCCATTGTTTGAAGAGCATCTTTTGAGGCTCCTGTAGCAATATCCAAAGCTTTAGTTTGGCTACCCAATCCAAAAGTTACATTGTTGATTACAGCAACACTGTCATAGCCAATCACTTTGCCGGGGCCACTTTTGTTGCCCTTCTCGTGGATTGAAACAACGTATACGCCCTTGCGGTTGAAAGCTGGAATATCCAGACGCAAGCCAACGCGAGTACCGTCTGAAATGGTTGGGTTAATTTTTTCTTTTTTGTCCGAACTTAAAGCCTCGACCATTTGCTCTGGCGTAGCTGGCTTTAATGGGACTTGATATAAATAAATTGGCCTGTATTTATTTACCAATTTATCAAACTCAGCCGCCGACATTCTTCCAGCTTTAACTTCTTTTGCCGCAGCCGCCAACTCAGGAGAACGCCCCGGAGGTAATTTTTTACCCTCAATGCTGTAACGTATATCAGGGTTGCTCTCATCAAACGTGCCAATGTTTCCTATGGCGGATTTAATTTGGTTTGGTGAAAAAACAGCTAAATTTTTAACACCTTCTTCTCCAACATAAACTGAGTCAAAGTTAGCTTGTAGCCAATCCCACACTACCGGCATTTCTATTGCACTCCAGTTGTCATGGCCTGAATACTCAAGCTCGTGAATATAGTCTTTTATTTTTTCATTGTTTGTTTCTGCCAACAAATCATCCAAAACAGATTCATCAATGGATTCCAAATAATTTGAAATTAACTTGAGGTGTTTTTTGTTTTGATAGTCAAATGTATTTTGAGCTTTAACATATACAGGGGTTATAAATCCTCCGCCAAATATACTTTGGTTTGTTTTTTTCACGCCTGCAAATTTATTTGCCAGAATAAAACTTGGCGTAACAAAAATTGGTTGGTTAAGACGCGCAGGTTTTCCTGATTTAAAATAAGTACTGCCTTTTTTTTCTCCCCTGTACATAACCAAAGGGTTGCCATCAGCATCGACAATCTTGCTGTTGCCAAACCAACGTTTGAATGCAGGAGTTTCCGTCTGGTCAACCCCAATATCATAAAAAGTCTGCTCCTTTGGTTCTTTAGGTTCTTTGCCTGGAGCCTCTTCCTCAGTCTTGACCTCAAGCTTGGCTACTTCTGTTTCACGGCCAGTTTGCTTGCGCTCAATACTTGGCTTTGGAGCGGGTACTTGCTTCTCTGTTACGGTTGTCTTGGTAACTGGCTCAACCTTCTGGCGGATGATGTCATCGCTGTTCATCGCCTTACCATTGATAAAGTCCATGACATTTGCGCCGTTTTCGGGAACGATAAATATCTTGGCGCCATCCATCTGGTTAAGGTGGTTGGTGATTAGGTACTTGAAGGTTTCTTTGTTGACGTTAATACAGCCAAAGGAATAGCGCGAGTCTTCTGCTCCGGGCTTCTCTAGCGCAGCCAGGCGTTGCTTGGCATCAGTCTCATTCGTCCACACAGAGTGCATGATGGTGTTGGAGTACGGGCCGTTCTTTCCTATGTTGGATTTGTCCAGCACAAACACCTTACCAAAGTCATATTCGCCAGCGGTGTAGGCCTCACCAGCGCTGCGCTTGGCATCACGCAGGCCGAGATCAAACACGCCAGCCGGAGTAATTCTATTGGCCTCTATCTCATTATCGCCATGCATGTAGTCGCCGATGGCCTTGCCAAACAAAGTCTTGCTTTGGAGTAAGAGAGATCCATCAGGATTAAAAAGGTAGGTGTTACCGCTGCGTTTGTCCGCAACGATGAACAGCTTGTCGTTGGCCTTGAGCTGAGCTTCCAGGGCTGGGTAGATAACGCCATACGCACGCTTGGCGGCATCGGACATCGACTGCGCTTCTTTTGGTAGGTCCTTGATAACCTCACTGGTCTTGATGTCGTACTGGGGGACTGCAATTGTGTATGGCTTGCTGACAAACTGAGGGTTAAAGACTATGGCCACAGACAGCACGCCGTTGGCCAGCTGGCGGATGATTGCGCGTATCTTGCCGTTAACAGCCTTGGCGCCTTCTGTAATAAAAGCAATGACATCTTTGCGGACGCTGTCCAGGAACTCAGCAGAGCCACGCTTAGCGCCGTACTGAGCCTCAAGGCTCTTCGTCTGGTCTTCGCTTAGCTTGGAGGTCTGGTTAGAAAGCAGAGCGTGCTGTTTCTCTTCACCTATTTCTGTGAACTCACCTTCAATCGTGTACGGCTCATTGGTCAGTTGAGGAGCAGCTGGCTTCTCTGCCGGGCCCAGCACCTCAATATCAGCATACTTTTTAATCAACGCCTGCAGTTTTTTAACAGAGTCTTTTGCGGCTTTCTGTTCTTCTGGACCATGCTCTCCTATATAAGCATCGTTATCCATTGTTCCACTCTCAAGGAACAACCCTAGAATATATTTAGCTTCGCTATAAATTTCTTTAGCGGAGTAATCTTCTATTTTTTTGCCATCATCGCCGCTGATCTGTTGCAAATCTATGTTTAGCTCATGAATCCTTAAAGCGTCTTTTAGGATTGCCTTGTTATCAATGGTGGCAAGCGCAGTAGTCGGAGTTTTTGCGGGCTCTGCCGGCTCTTGTTCTGCCGCATAAGCCGTATCAAACTTTTTCATGGCGGCGTCGTAAACTTTGCGGCCCGCTAAGAATTCATCATCGCCAATCTCTTGAGCGCGGTAAGCCTCTTGTATTTTATTGAAAGCTTTAATCGCTTTGTTTGACTCATCCACTGCCTTTTGGTAATCTTCTGATGGAGGCTCTTCTTGTATTTCCTGCTCGCCATTAATGATGTAACGGGCAATCGTGGCAGCCTCTTCTAAGTTACCGTCATAGTATTTATCCTGGAACTCAGAGTCATCAATTGCCTTTTCATCAGCCTCTGTAGCGCCCTCAAAAGCCTTGGGATCAACGCCGTAATATGTACGAGTAAGGCGCTCAGCCGGAGTCATGCTCTCAGCGTTGTTAGCCATGAAGAATGCGTAGGCAAACCCTTCAGGCGTAAGCGAGCGGGCGTACTTGTCTTTGCCACTCAGCTTAACAATCTTTGAGCCTTCAGTTGGCTCGACAGGAGCCATAGGCAGATTGTTTTCAAAGTTCCCCCAGAGCAGGGTTTTCTTTGTGTACGGATCGCCGTAGTAGTTAGGATCAAACGTCAGGTGTGCTGGCGGCAGATTGTTCAGCTTTGCAATACGTCCAACAGGATTCTCCATGGCCCAAATTTTTGGTTGAAGAAAATTAACTGTACGGATCACTTGCATTACCAACTCATTGCTGATCTCTGTCTGACCTTTGGCGTCTTTTTTAGCCCAGAACTGAGCGCCTGAAGAGGCAAAGTCTGTACAAGGAGGAGCAGCAAGAATGCCCCAAATATTTAAATCGCCATACCCATTTTCGAGTAAGTACTCTGCACTAAAGTCATTAATGTCTTCGCCTGTTTGAATGTCAAAGGTATGGACATCGTAGCCGGCCTCTTGCCAAGGTCTAGCCCACTCACCAGATGCATCGAACAAACTAAGGATAGTCTTGTTGTAATTTTTATTAGCCTTGCCCTGGCGTGCCGCCTCCGCCTTCCACTCATCTATTTGGGCCTTGGCTTCTTCAGGCGTTAACATTTCAGTTGGCTTTGGCTTAGCTGGCTTTTCCGTTGAGTGCATTAATGCATTACGGCGAATATCGGAAGGCTCTTCCTCCTCCCGCGTTTCGCTTAAAAGCTTTCCAACGGTTTCGGAGTCCGCCTCGAAAGGAACAACCTTAACGCCGTCTTCATTGACTGGCGCTTCTTCTTCGGCAAGGAGATCTTTTTGCCCACGCGCAGCCGCAACATCAGCAGCACGATCACTGCCAGTTAAAGTAAATTCACCAACCTCTTTGTCAGCTTTGGCCCTATCTCCAGCTTCTTTATTGGCCTTGGCCTCGGCGGCCTCTTTTGCCTCCGCCTCAATACGATACTTTTCTTTAGCCCTTAATCCTTCTGGGGTTGGTTTAGTAAGCGCTTCTCCTTCATCTGGTTCAGTAGATGGAATCTCGCTTTCGGGCTCAACGCTGCGAGCATTGATTTCACCCTGTCTTTGCTCGTCGGCCGCTTCTTGAAGTTCAAGGTTCTGCTCCTCAGTAGTTAGGTAGTCGTTAATTAATTTCTCAGCCTCTTCAACGGAGCCAAAGATTTGTTCAATCTCTACCTGCGCATCGTAAGGAATGTAGTTCTGGCCACGGACCTGGTCCTTGATGTACTCTTCCGCATCTTGGCCGTCAAAGCCGGGGACGTTAGAGCGCATTTGGAACGGCAGAAAGTCATCCAAATCGCCGTCAGAAACCATGTCTGCAATTGACTTGCCACTTGTATCTTTTTTAGCTTGGAGCTTCTTTTGGTAAATCTGAGGGCTTTTGCCAAACAATTCAGCTATATCACTGGAGCCAAGCTTTCCCGTCAAAGCCGTCCATAGGCTGCGCCCAGGCTTGCCTTTAATTTTGCTTATAGCTTTCTCGCCTTCGGTAACTCTTTGTTCTGCCTCAATAACTTCTTGAGGACGTGGAACAGCTTTGCGTATTACTTGCTGAGCGTTATTGGCAGAAGTGTTTGCACGCTTGATGGCGGCATTAAATTTGTTTTGATCAGCATTATTAAATTTTTCTTGTAAGGCAAAGTGCCCAGACAAAAGATTTGATCTATCGGCTGTTAAAGCGTTGTATTGATCTTTTAATTTACTTGCTTCTGAATTTAATTTTATTTTTGGATCAGTAACTTCATAGCCAAGATTATTAACTGCCGCTACAACACTTCCAAGTGTTTTTTCTACATTATCAAAAGCAGCCTTTGCTTCAGGTGATGCCGTCTTCTGAAATGTGTCGTAATAATCTTGCTCTGTTGTTAATTTTTTAGCAGGTGTTGCGGGCGCTTGTTGTTCTTGTTGCTTTGTGGCTCGATTAGCAGCAGGACGCAATGCATTTTCAAGGGCTTGTCTAGCAGCATTGCGCTCTTCTTGTGTATCAGCAAGCTCCATGTCACCTTCGGCTATCCTTGCTGCTCTTTTTTCTTCCTGGGTTAACTGCAACTCAACTGCAAATTTTGAATCTGTAGATCCAACCCCTTTTGCGTAATATGTTTTTTTACCAGCTTCATCAGTGCTATCAATAAATATTCGACCATTTGAATCAAGCGCATCTTTTAGTTTTTGCTGGCCTTCACTAAAAATTACATTGGCTGCGGGCGCTTGTTGTTCTTGCGCTTCTGCTTGCTTGGCTTTAGGGGTTTCAATGCCACTTAGGGCTCCTTCAATAGAGACTGGGGTTGGGGTAGTGGGAGCTTGTGCTTCCATTTGCTTACGAACAAATGGGCCGGTTTCTGCCACGGTTGGCTCAACCTTAGCAGGAGTTTCTTTTACTCCGCTTTCAGTTAAATAGTCATGTATGCGGGCAATATCACTATTACTAATTCCGCCTTTAGTAAGTGCTTCTAATTGGTCGATAATTTGCTGGCGTGTTTTACCTGATGCCAAGCCATTTTCCACGCTTTTGACAACCATATCCCTCAAAAGAATTTTGTCATCAAGAGGAATTTCTTCGTTTGCGGCGTTTTCTCTAGCGGGACCTTGAGGCAAACCAATGCGATCAGCAAGCCCTTTGGCTGCTTTAGGCTCTTCAACTTTAACAGGTGGTAAAGTTGCGACTCCGGCGGGAGCTTGTCCCAATGCCTCGCGCAGCATTGCCTCTGTATCCATAGACTCAGAAGGCGCAGCAGTAAGGCCAGCAATACCAGCCGGTTCAACTGGTGGCTTGGCAGCTGGTGGCTCTACCAGTTTTTCCTCTGGCGGAGGAGGCATTGCAATACCTCGGGCAGTCTTAGCAACCTTTTCAGTAGCTAGTTTTTCCTGCTGGTATTTTTGCGGAGCGAGCCGCGCAATAGCCTCTTTGTTAATTGCACTTTGGCTAAACTCAACAGCGTTAAGGTCAGCCATGATAGCTTTGCCTAAGGCGCTGCCGGGGTTAATGCGTGGTTCAATTTTGTCTTGATAGAACCGGGAGGCTGCATGGGTGGCTTTTTCGCCAACCTGCATTCCTCCAGACATTAAAAGCGTTTGTATAAATTGCTGCCTAAACGCATCAGCAATACTTAACTCTTCTGTAGATAATCCAGCCTTTAGTTCGGCTGCACGTTGGCCAAGCCCAGTCGTTGTTTCTGTTATATTTTCTGTGGCATACGATGCAATTTTTTCCGCTATATTGTTTTTAACCATAAACTGCTCAAGACGGCCAGCTCCAGCCGCTGCTCGTGCGGGACCGGTAAAAGCCTTGAGCATGATGGCATTGCTTAGCGCCTCTGGGACAGCTTCCCATGCGCCATAAGAAGAAGCCGCAGAATCAAATTCTTTTTTAGCGTTCTCCCAATCAGCTTTGCTAATTGGTTTGTTGTACAACTTAATAGATTCTTGATTAAGCTTGTCTCTAACTCTGCTTAAAAAGTCATCTTTACTGGATCGGTAAGCCACAGTTCCTGATGCGCCCATTCCTCCGGCAACACCACCTGGAAAACCAGCTACAGATGTTCCAGCAGCCGCTCCAACTATAGAACTAACCATTGTGGTAAGGCTAAATCCCATTGACTTGGAAAGACCTTGGAACGCATCGTAGTTTTTATCCTGCTCTCCTTTTGGAGTCTCAGGAGTCATGTAATTTATGGCTTTATCAAGGAATGTTTCTTGTCCAGGCGCGCCAATATCACCAGCCCTAACCGCTTGCAAAGCTGCAACTGCTGTTTGCTGAGGTATGTTTGGAAGCTCTTTGGCTATAACCGTACCGGCTTGTGTTCCAGCCAATATAGGCGCACGACCTTCCGGGTTAAACATTGGCCGTGCACCGCCAGCACCTTTGTAGATTTCTTCTGTCGATACACCGCGCTCTTCCGCAGCTTTTCTTGCGGCGTACTCATTGGCTGCTTTGGCCTTATCCCCTGGGAGCAAGCCCATCAACATCTCTGGTAATGATGGGGTGTACTGAGTCATCTCAGGTACAGCGCTAGGCGTGCGCAAACTGGCAATCCCAGCTCTTTGGGATGAAGCATAGGCCTGCTCTTGCGGAGACATGGCTGCGTTGCCCGCAAAGTCTGGCACCCTAGGAGCTGGAGCTGGAGGCTGCTTTTCAATAAAGCCTAAGATCTTAGCTTTAGCCTCAGCCGGGTCCTCAGTGGTAATGTCGTACTGCTGACCCTTGTACTCATAAATGGGCATGGCAAGCCTTAATCAAGTTTAATTACTTTTGGTGCTGGAGCAGGAGATCCGCCTCCAAATAAGGTTCCAAGTCTATCTAAAAATCCCGGCTCTACTACTGGCTTTGGCTGAAAAGATTCAAAGCTTGGCAGTGCAATTGGTTTATCTGGAATCAATTTAGCTTGTTTATAAGCTTGCTCACGATACTTGTCTCTAATTTCCCTGTAATATTTTCCAATTGGCGCATCCAATTCTTCAGCAGAAAGACTTGCAATCCTTTTTGTAACTTCTGAAAAATCAGAACCTGGCTTATTTAGATTGGCTTCAACTCTTGCGATAATTTTTTGCTCAGCAGTAGGCCTTGATTCTATAAGTGCCTCTAGCCTTTCTTTGTCAAGCACTAACTGTGAATTTTTTATGGCTCTTTGCACTTCTAATTTTTGGCGCTCAATAGAGGCTTGGTCTGCATTATTGGCAATCAATGCATCCAGCTTCCTACCTTCCAATCTCGCAATATCTGCTTGATGGGCGGCAGTTTGCTGATTTGACTCTCGTCTTAGTCCAAGCTCGGCTTGTTGGTACGCGCCTGTCATATTCCTTTGCTCTTCTTGACCAAGCAAATTAAGACCCTTCTCGGCAGCACCAACTTGCAAAGCTTGCTTACGCGCCACGCGTTCAGCAAGAGCTTTCTGATAATTTGCAGCATCTGTATAGCGGCTTTCAATCTGCGCTTTGGCATAAGCTTGGCGTAGCGCCTCAATGTCAGAATCCAGCTTGCTAACTTCAATTTCTTGCTGGCGCTCTAAGGCCTGTTGAGCTTGTATACGTTTAACATCTTCCTCGGTAAACTTGCCATACGACTTACCAAACCCGCCCATTGCTTCACCAAAGCCTGAACCTTTTTGGCCACGAGTAGCCTCTCCGGCAGCAATCAAGGCATTGGCTAAGCCGGCAAGACCCATACGCCCTTGGCCTTCTTTGAACTGAGCTTTACTAGCCTCATTCTGCGCCTTGAGCCTGGTGGCTAATGCAGCCAACTCAGAGCCTGGAATGGTGTTTGCCAATTTAGCTAACTCTGGATTCTTATCAGCAATTTCTTTGCGGATAACTTCCGGGTCTTTAAGTTCAGGCTCTTCAATCTCTCCTTTTATGGCCTTAGAGATGAGGGCTGCTGCCGGATCTTTCAAAGCCGCAAGACCGGATAGTGATGATTGAGGGGCGGCAACTGGAGGCACAGAGGCCATTTCTTTAGGGGCGACCTGGGCAGGAATCTGTCTTGCAGCTTGCAATTGAGCGGCTGCCTCAGCTTCACCAGCCCGGTCATCCTCGGGAATAAGCTCCCCACCCGGACCGCGAACCATCTTGCCAGCGGCAAATGCAACTATACCTCCGGGGGCATAGTGGAACATATCATCGCGCACAGGCAATTCTGCTAACCCGCCACCAGCCATGCCAGGTGCTTGAGGGGGCGCTTGAGGAGGCGCGGCTTGCTGGGCCATCTGTGCAGCCGGCAATTGAGCAATACCTTGAGGACCTTGAGGCATGCCCTGAGGCATTCCTTGCGGGCCTTGCTGCATTTGCGGTGCCTGGAATTGAGACTCCAGCTTTTCTTTAACAGACTGAGTAGGCGGCTCTGCCCGGCGCTGCTCTGAAGTTTTGCGGCGGTTAAGCTCACCCAAAGCCATGTAAGGCGGGACCTCTGGATTCTGCCCATTGGCATAGGCCATAATCACCTGAGTGGGAAGACCTTTAAGCTCGTCTTGAATTTGTATCAGATTCATTTTGAATGCCTTTAATCCGGACCTAAATCAAGCCCCAATTTCTTTAAGAGCGAACCAACATCTTTGTAACCAAGCGCAGCTGCAACTTGAGCGCCGCCTCCCAGAGAAGCCAATAGAGATCCCATGCCAGTTAAGCCTCCTGGTGTATTGGACACAGAGGATACGGGCAAGCCGGAGATCATGTCACGCTGGAACTGAACTTGCTGGAATGGGTATTGGCGTTGTTTCTCAAACTCAGCCTGGTCAGCAGCCACGCCCTCTGCCGTGATGCCGCGCTGGGTCTTACCCTGCTCAGCTATTAAGTCAGCCAAAGTCTTAGCTTGGCCTTGCTCTATATTGAACTGGCCCATAGCCTTGTCATAGGCATTAGAGTAACCAGCGCCAACGGTCCTGTTTTGCTCTTGCATTAAGTTACGCTGAAGCTCAGAATCCATAATGGCTTGACGGCCACCGCCAAACGCACCGGCCCCAGCACTCTTACTGGCGTTACCCATCTGGGTAATTTCAGACTGCCTACGCAACTCTTCCAATTGAGGATTCAGTACAGACTGCAAGTACGGGTTCATGTACTGAGCAGCCATACCTGGCGCGGCGGTATCTCCACCTGTAGTTGCTCCGCTGGCGTTGTACTGAGGCAATTGATAAGCGCCAGTAGAACTAAAGCTTTGGCCAAGGTTGGTTGGGAAAGTTAATGAACCAATCCCGGTAAATGCTTTGTTCTGAAGATCAGAAGCGCCAGCAGTTAGCGGACCTTGATAGGTCTGGTAGGGAGTATTTGATAAGGCCTGAGCCTGGCTCAAATAATTGGTAATGTATGGAGAAGCCCAATCTGATAGACCTTGGGCATTAGTGCCGCCGGTAGTTAGATTGTTATCTAGCGCTGAGGGTGAAGTAATAGGATTAGCCATAATAGTTCCTTATGCCGGCAAATATTTTGCTGCTTTTGTATTCGCCGCTACATTTTTTGTTTTGCGACGAACTTTTTGCACTCGGGCCATCATCTCATACAAGCGTTTGGCGCCCGCATCTGTAGAGCCGTTTCCTAGTTCAGAAACAATTCTTGCTGGTATAACAAACTCGCCATTAGCTAAACGGGCTGGTTGTTTGTTGCCAATCATAGCAGGAATGTCATCTGAAACGCCATCTCCTGGGCCGCGCAATAGCCTTCCGCCATCAGAGTAGGAGCCTAGGTTATACCCACCATGAGCCAGCGCAGTGATACCACCATGAGCAAATCCCCCACGAGTTCCACGATCACCACCACCCGATGCATCGCCACCATAGCCGCCAGTAGCAACGCCACCGCCGCCATCACCACCATAACCCCCACCAAAGCCTCTTGAACCTTCTCTGCTTGCATCAAATGCGGCAATTTCTCGCACTATTTGATTAGCACGTTCTTCTGCGGCTTGTTCGGCCATCCTAAGTCCAGTTGCGCTTTCATTCCCGTAATTAGGATTAAAATTGACAATGTCTGGCCCTGGCGCGGGGGGGCCAAAAACGGGAACAGAATTGGGGGCGAATTCAGCTAGATTTTTAGCCGTATCCTCAGGGGATAATAAATTAACGTTCGGTATCACTTTTGGAGATGGTGAATCTAGCCTTACTGCGGGGAAAAAAGTTCTAGGCGAATCACTAAGTTGATTGGCCTGTGCAACATCGTAAGAGTTTTTTAGGAGTGCTTGTCTTTCTGCGGTTTCTTTATTATGTCTTGCTGCATCTGATAACTCAGTTTTGGTAAAGCCTTGTAGAGGATCTCTTGTTTCAGTAGGTGCCGATGCACCCCCTGCTTGTTCGGCTTGTGAAGACTTCATGTAAGCCGGCATACTTAATCCAGGCTGCGCTAAGTTTGGCTCATTTTGAGCCATGCTTTGAATGGCTCGCTGGGCATCCCTGACGTATGGGTTGTCTTTATACAAAGCTGCAATGCCTTGTATTTCTGGGGACCCAGGTAAGGCTTGAGTCGTGGCCATTTTGTAGCCAGTAGAAGGGTTAATGCCTTGCGCTATCAGCTTTTGATCTCGAACAAAGTTAGGCATCATTTTATTTTGCAGCATACCGATACCGGGCAATGCCCCAAAACCGTCCTGCAGAGTTTGAACAACTTTCCCAAAGTTAGGGTGGTCCGCATACCAAGAGGCTTGTTGTGCTGGAGTTAAGTTGGCCCAGGCTTTAGGATCTGCGGCAGCCTCTCGTTGTTCCGCACTCATGCCTCTACTTTGTTTTCGTAGAAGCTCTTCTTCCGTTTCTCCACCCGTGGCTAAAGAAGTGATACCGCCATAGGCAAATCCACCGCGAGTTCCGCGATCCCCTCCGCCGGATGCGTCACCACCAGAGCCACCCGTTGCAACACCACCGCCGCCATCTCCTCCACGGCTACCGCTATCACTTGCTGGACCAAATGAGTAACCTGAAATTGGGTTGCTGTATGTTGTTATCGTTCCTGCATTTCTAGCAGAGTCTAAATAACCACCACTATCTTGTGTGGCTAATGCATTAGCTTGGGCGCGCTCGATGGCCGCTTGCTCCGCCAGTCTCATGCCAACTTTACCTTCATGGCTATAGTTGGGGTCAACATTTCTAGCCAACTCATTGGATACACGATTTAAAAATCCTGTATCTTTTAACCCAGTTACAGAATTTACGGGGTCACCCAAGTTACCAAGATATGCGGCGAGCCTATTTGCATAAGATGCTGCACCCGTGGTTACTCCGCTATCTCCATAAATGTCAGTAGTGGCTCCAGTAAAACCAGTGCCATATGGGCTAGTTGAGGATTCAGGACGGTTTCCACCTCTGGAGATTTGATTCAACAACTCGTCCATTGCTGTTTTCTTTGCATCTTCTCCTGGCAAAGCACCGCTAGTAGTCAATGGCTTATATACCAATGGGGAAAAATAAGTAATACCACCTTGGCCAGGGCGGTATGATGGATCAGACATCTTTGTCATGTAATCCGTCTGTGTTCTCTCGGCAGTTAATCCGCCAATGTCGTATCGCTGGTTCATCATTAAACCTCCATCTGCTGCTGTTTGAACGTAACTTGAATAAGCGCTTTTTTTCTTGGCCGGCATGTCATAAGGCAGCCGACTATTGTCAGAATCTAGTTTCGGAATGGGTACATCTTTTGGCTGGTTCTGGCTATTAATCATCTCCAGCATAGCCATAAGCTTAGCCATCTCATTTGGATCAGATTGTTTAGCCTGCTCGGAATCTTTACCTAAAAGATCTTTACCTTTTTTAAGAATATCCTTGGCACTCATCCCGATGGTTGGAAAGTCTGACGCTGCTCCAGCTCCAATGTTGGCAGGATTAAACAAGCCAGACTCTGCTGCTGCAGCATTAAAGCCATACCCCGGAGTACCCATGCCGGCTTCAATTGCGGCAGGAGTTAGGTGCATAACTTCAGGAGCAGCCGCTAGTACAGCATCCCCAGGCAACGCCGCAGCCAATGCAGCATCACCCGGCAACGCAGATGACGCAAGAGAGGCAACTGTTGGAGCGCCTAAGAAGTACATCCCCGCCGCAGCGGTCGCAGCTAGTCCTAATGGGCTATGCAGGATGTCGCCAATAACATTGCCAACCGGGCGAAGTACATCACCGATAAAGTTACCAACACCCTTTAAGCCGTCAGCAATGTCATCAAACAAGCCAAATTCTGGTAGCCCAGTGGCCGGGTTGAGCGTACCAATACCACCCTTAGAGCGCAATAACTCTGCTTCTTTGGGGCTGATGTGAGCCAGGATAGTGTCTTTACCACGGCCCTGGTCCTTCATATGCTGGGCTACATCCGTAATGCCGCCAGCCGCCATACCCTCCCTCGCCTTTTGAGCATGAGCAACGGTTAAGGCAAATACAGATAAGAATTTTGGATCGTACTCGTCAGGAAAAACGCCTTCTGGAATTGAGCCTTTTTGCTCCAGCTTGGCCATTAACTCTTTGTATTTGGCTTTGTGGGCTTTAAGGTACTGGGTAAGCTGTAACAGTAAATCAAGTGTCTTGTTGTCCAGTTTGCTCAACATTGGAGCAATGTTGTCCAAAGCCTTGTTCACAGCTTGTGATGCTTGAGGATCGGCTTGACCCATCTTTTGCTGCATTGCACCATAGGACTCATCCAGGCTCATGGGCCTGGAGAGAGATGTAATTCCCTGGTTATTCATGTTTTTACCTTCAAAACGTTACTAGCCGAGGTGTCATAGTATATATCTCCCACCCTCAAATTGGCTAAATCTGCTTGGGTTGGGAGGCTTGGTGTTGTCGAAGTTCCCGTAGGGAAAAAACTTAACCCTGCCACGATATCTGTACCGTTGCGCTGCGTACTAGCCACCATTGGCCCCGCGTTATCTAGCTGGTTAAAGTACAGCCGCAATATGTTGGTTAGTTGGTTTATAAGCGCAGGGTCGTATGTGTCGCCTATTGCCGCAGGCATTTTTGGGGCGACTACGTTCTTTTGTGCCATAGGTCACCTACGTCCATCAGGACGCAAATCTATTCTAGGAGCGCCAAGTTGCCACTGTGTACCAAGGGTGTTGGAGGTGATTTGCATCTGCATCTGGCGACCACGAACCCGGATATAGACCTGCCCAGTGAATTGATCCACGTTGACGGTAGAGGTGATGGCCCCTGTGTTCACCACGTTGGCATTGCCTGACTGCGTAACCCCAGAGCCTGAGTTATTTAAACCCTGTAGGTACATGGTGACCTGCGGGGTTGTGCCAGACGTAGACCCACGGAACGTCAAGTCAGGAATCATGCGGTACACAAACGCAAAGTTATGCCCATCCTCAATATCGTATTGAGATGATGTTATGGATGCGCTGATAGCAGTAGCGGGGATTGTGATTCCATCATCTACCCCATTTTCATGTTCAACAATGTTATAGCTGTAGGTGGCTGCAAGAGGGAAATTGCGTAGGCCAGTATCCAGCCATGCGGTACGAGCCATTGAGCCGTAGTACCAATTATCTTCAAGGTAGTTATATATGACGTACTTATCTACCGTATTACTGCCTGACGAACAATAGAACCACCAGACCTCGTTAAATCCTTCATTGGTGCTGCCAAAGACTTGTTCAGATTGGGTCAGGTTTATGTCGTTGTAAATGTACTGGCGCAAGTCACAACGCAAAGTTTGCACCCGTCCATCGTATTTGTAAAACTTATCAACTCCCATCCAGTAGCTAATACCAGAAGCCATTACCGCCGCATTAGGGCCAATGATGGAAACGTTATCTGCAAGTAGTTGTGTACCCCAGACATAGGGAGGGCCAAGGTATTGCAAAGAATACAAAGACGAGTCTGTCCACACCACAATCTCTTGGCGGCTTTGTAGCGTAGTGATAATTTCCGAGCCGTGCGACAAGCGCACACTACCTGCCTGGTTGGTAATTGCTGGATACCATGTGGTCAAAGACTCCTGATCCGACCAGCGGATAAGCATGGGGTCAAGTGTTGTGCTGCCGTAGTCGTTTGTGCCAAAAACAATAAGGAACCGGCTGGCATCAGAAATGGTAAATGTGTTTTGGTACAACGGGGTATATCCATCTGCACCGGGTAAAGTGGATAGCAGCGCACCCCTAGAAGAAATAGCTTGTGTGCCTGATCCCGCAGAAGAAGTATTAATGAGCGCCCCAGTTGTAGTAAGGGACAAATTAAACGTACTAGAAGATAAGTACCTTACGTAGTAAGTGGTTCCCGGAGTTAACCCCGTTGGCAATGCGCCAGTAGTAGTAAACGTAATGGGTGTTAAATCTGCAAGCCCTAAACTGCATGAAACAATGCAAGGAAAAGCGTTGGATATAGTAACTGTTGTTCCGGTAAGACCAAAAGTTGCATCCCAGTAATACAAAGGAAATCCACGAGGGCCGTAGACTAGATTCTGGCCCCAGTTCAATTGGTTCCAGATGCGCAAACCCGTGGCTGATATTGTTACCGGCCCACCGTTACCCCATGTTCCAGCATTCCAAGCGCCTGCGCCCCAGCCCTCAGTTGGGACATATGTACTAGAGCCAGCGGTAACTTGGTAAACAGCGTAAACCGTGCCGCCGCCTGTGGTCGAGGAGGATGCGGTTCCTGCAACCGAAATAGAGTATGTCGTAGAGGATATGAAGGTAAGTTGGTACTCACCCGACACTGTCACGCCACCCACAGCGGACGCGCCATAAAACGTCACGTAATCCCCGTTAGCAAACCCCGGAGTTGCTGTTACTACTACCGTGGTATACCCACCAGAGTTTGTTGCTGTGTTGGTGGTAAAGGGGTTAGTTAGGGTATCCGACGCTCTAATTGGTGTTACATCGTAATACGCCCCGCCGTTTTCAATGTAGAACTTGGAGCTTGTACCAACACCCAGTAAGTTTTGACCAGCTATGGTTACCCAGTTCCACAGGGAGCGGCAGACACCTAAAAAGGTATTCTGGGAGATGCGCAGCCAGCCGCCAATCTTCTCTGGTGTGCCTTGGCGAAAACGTACCTTGTCGGACTCATACCAGCCGCCTTCGTTGGTATACCGAGTGTTTTCCCGGTTAACCCCCGGCTTGAGCATCAGTTTCTTTAAAGGCATACGTTAATCCAGTAATCGACATTCCGCAGTTCTGCGCTTAACCAACCCCGGCAAGACTCGTCCACCACCTTTTGTCCAGAGCATAAGCTGCTCTTTTGCACCTTCCCAATCCTGCGCATTTATCCTGCGCTTGAGAGTGCTGGTCTGTAAACGTCCCGTGCCTAAATTGTAGGCGAAGTCCACGATGGCGTTGCACTTTTTCTCGTCGGTCAATAAGACCGGGCATTGACGCAATACAGCCGGTAAGTAGGTGTGGTGAAGTTCTTGCAGCAGCAACATGGTTGCATCAGGCTCAGACATGGGCGCATCTGTCAACGTTACTTTACGCCCGTCAGCGTAATAAGTGCTGCCGTAACCAATCGTAGCAACACCCGCCGGGCAGAGGTAGGGTTTACCCCTAAACCCTTCAAACTGTTTACACAGTGCTGCGGCGATGTCTAGCTTCATAGCCCACGTTTCGCCAAAGTTCTATCGAGGAACCAGTAATTTAGCGTGCCAGACACTAACGCCGCAAAGTCGGCTGACATGATGAGTTTAAACACTGCCTCTGGAGGCGCACCAGCCGCCCATGCAGTCCAAGCAAACCAAACATGGGCAAAGCTCCACAGGAACAAAATCCAGTAGGTTGCTACCGGACGTACCGAGGCAGACAGGCTTGCAGCCCAACCACCAGCAGCTTTGACCATCTCTGTCTGCTGTTCAACGGCGCTGTTAAACGCATCCATAACCCCAGCGTCTACGGTTGCCTCGCGCTGCGCTCCAATCTCAGCCAGCTTTTGCTGACCGCGCAACTGCTCCAACTGGCACTGTTGGCTGAACATTAACAGCTCATGTCCCCGCTCATTCTTTTTGTCCATCCATTTGAGAACTTCAGGAGCCAAACGGAATACACCCCCAAGCAGGGAGCCAAGGATACCGCCACCAAGTAAATCAAACATATCAGTCCTTTTTGCAGTGAGGAGCATCGCCCTCGTCATGAGAAAGTTTTACACCAGCCAGCAGGCCGATAAAGCCACCGACAATGGTTTGGAATGCGGGGGATATGAGTTTAAAGATTTCTTGATTGTCCACAAGCGGGTCAAACAATCCCGCCATCAGCACCGCCACCATACCAATGATGACCACGCACAGGGTGAAACTGACCATAAGGGTCACGGCAAACGTAAGTTTTGTCTTAATGGTGCTGTTCACATCAACCCCTCTTAATCAAGAATTCCCAAGCCAAGCCCCCAATAGGCACAATCATCGCAATGGCTGCAATAAACAACAAGAAGTTCATCAAGGCCGCACCCGCAGCTTCTTTGTCCTTTTGCTTTTGCTCTGCCATTACCCTTTCCATATCAGAGCGTTCCTTGTGCATACGCACTCGCTCTGCCATCATTTCTTCCCAGACTGGCGCATTGCCGGTCATAAACAGCAAGTCTTTTATGTACCGCTCATCATCTCTTAGTGCCTTAGACGCTAACGCTATCTTCAAGGCTTCTGCATTTATTTGAGAATCGCTTTTCTGAATACTCGCTACTCGTGCCTTGACGGAGGCTGCGTGAACCTGATCTGCCGCCGAGTAAAAGCTGCTGAACTGACCATACAAAGACTTTACATCCTTGCCTAGCGCAACTGCTTTCTTGATCTGATTCACTACGGCCTGAGCCGTAGCTATCGCCACCGTGATAGAAATCGGATCGAGCATTCACTTGTCCACCTTCTCCCACTTTAAGCAATAAACCTTACGTTCAAATACGTCGCCCGTCCAATACCACTTCACACATATATATTTGACTGGAGCCTGTGGAATTACAAGCCCCAATATAAGTACAAGCCAGCGCATACATAGGTCATTTCCTGTTTAATCTATTTCAGCTTTTTGACTGGCGCGTTGTTTAGCCAAAACTTCTTTGGTAAGTTCGTACCTTTCATTAAAAGTATCTGGGGTTTTTATCTTGGCTTTAGTAAGAACTTGCTTCCTTGCGGCAATAATATTGTTAAGGTCGCTATCGCATTTCATCCACACAGGTTGCCGCCACTTTTGAGTATCCGAAGAAGTAGGTTTTGGGTCAATAAATTCTTGTAGCCCTGTCTGGTTCATGCACACGCCGTTGTTGTATTTAACGCATGCCGGACATACGACTTCATGGGTGCGTATATCAAACGCCCACTTTCCCTGTTTTTTGCGGATGCCGTGGAACCACAGCGTCCAAGTATCTGGGGTCATCTGCACAAACCTATGGCTCGTTTTCCAGCTTCGCGGAACAATAGCTGGTGCTGTGATTTGCTTGGTTACACCGTTGTAGTCTTCTTCTTCCGTATATCCACCTTTGATGACTATGCTCAGGCTGTTCCAAGGGTGCGTGTGAAAGTTCTCGTTGTCGATCCACTGCCCGCTATCCTCGCCAACAAAGTTATGCACAAACATATTAGGCAAGTATTTATCTTTCCATGTTTTTGCCGTCTTGTTCTCCATGAAGAACACATAGTACCGGTACATCACTACATTACCAAATACATCTACGAAGGCGTACTTGCGCCCTAGCTTCTGCATAACAAAGTCAAACAGCTTATACAGCATCGTTTTTCCTAGAAAACAATATTAGCGCGGTATCTGTGTTTGCATTGATGGTCTTGCTTTGCGATATGACTCCCACCGGCAGTGGAGCGCCGCCTACAGATGTATCACCAGATACAACAAACAATAACTGACCGGCGGTAGCCTCGTAGTTTTGACCAGCCGGAATAAAAAGCAACTGCATATCCGGGGCGCTGTTGTTGTTTAGCAGGTAGTCAAAACACCACAGTTCTGTTTCGCCAACAGCCTTGTACACATAAGTGCCACGCTTATATGTGTGACCAGTAAATACAGTCTTGTTGCAAAAATGACCGCGTTGTTCAATAAAGAACGGATCATCAAAGCCTTCTGGGTAACTGACTACTGTTCTAGCTCCCCTGATCCAAAAAAACCAGTTAGAAGATAGCTCAACAGGCGTGTCATCGCGCCAAATACTTTTAATTTCTTCCCCATCGGCAAGAATCTGTTGATGGATATTCCATCCAAAAACAGTGTATTTGGTTGCTATCATACGGTGATCTGACCAAGGACAAACCCTTGACTTGTGCTTGTTGGAGCGGTTGGCGGGGCTTGCACTAATGCATTTATTTGGTCAAACCCAGTAGCCGCAGCAACTTCTGTTTTGCGCTCCAAAAGCCATACAGGTGCGCGGCGTTGAATTTCTTCTGCAAGCGCATCGCCAGTTAGGAACGCGCCATCAACTACAGGTACGTCAATTGCATAGGTAGCAATGTCTTCACCAGCGTTACTGTACGTTACTTGAATTTGTCCGATAGCTGCATCGGCAGCAATAATACGATAGTCCATTAAGTTTGACCTCCACCAGTTGTGCCGCCAGTAATACCCGCGCCACCGTTAACAAAAGATTTACCAGATAAACAAGCGCCCGCAGCGCCTCCTGAGCCGCCCGGAGACCCCGCACCGCCATTAGGCGTAGTAGCTCCAGCACTTCCAGCAGAACCTAGGCCACCACCCGTACCGCCATAATAAGTTGACGCTGGAGTTCCACCATAACCTCCAGTTCCGCCCCCCGCAGTTGTTCCAGAATTGCCTGAATTACCAGTAATAACGCCGGGGCCGGAACCCCCACTGCCGCCACTTCCTCCAGTATTCCCTCTACCACCGCCGCCTCCGCCTCCGCCATAAGTATCAGGTTTACTAATTGATGAACCGCCGCCACCTCCACCACCTCCGCCGCCTCCGCAAGTTCCTGTATTAGTCCACGTAGTAGTCCTTAAAACTGATACCGCTGGGCCACCAGAACTACCAGCAGAACCTCCCGGCGAGGGGCCATTTGAACCAGTTCCGCCAGCCCCACCTCTACCAATAACTGTGCCTGCGTTGGTTACCGTTACGGTATCACCAGCAGCCCAAGAGGTATCAACTGTAAACGCATAGGAGCCTGTCGAAGCGGAACCAACTACAACAGCAGAATTAATTACAAACGTAACATCTGTAGTGCCAGCGGCATACCCAGAAACTTTTGCCGTGTTTGCAAGGTAGTTTTGAGTACTGGCGCTAATAGTTACCGTAGCGGTAAGCCTGCCGCCGCCAGCGCCTACGAGTAATTGTTGCGGTGCGCCCATGTTATGTCAGCCCAGAACCTGTGATAACCCAAGTCGTGCTGGTCATCTTGACACAAGTTGCGACACCATATTGCGCCAAGGTGCGGCTACCGGTTGTACCTGTGCCGCCTAGATAAAGCGTGTCTGTTGTGATGGCAATAGTAACTGCATTGGTAGACATGTTGATGAATGTCACAGCAGTGCCAATTGCGTAAGCAACAGAAGCATTAGCCGGGATTGTGTAAGTAGCCACCGCCGCAGCGGCAGCATGATAGATGTGTTTGCCTGCATCTCCCGCCACCAGCGTGTAGCTGCCGGTTTGCGCATTTTGTGGGACATTTATGTAGCCCACTCCGTTTGTGCCATCTGTTGTGCAGCTACTCAAAGTTCCTGAAGATGGAGTACCCAGCGCACCGCCATTAACAACAACCGATCCTGCTGTGCCTACATTTACACCAAGCGCAGTGACAACTCCTGTTCCAACTCCAGTTGAATTAGATAAAGCAGTTGAAACAACTTTTACGTAGTCGGTTCCATTCCAAGCAACAATTGCTTTTTCACCGTCAACCAAGGTAATTCCGGTTGTTGGAGTTACGCCGCGCACTGTTAGTAAGAATCCGCCTGTAGCGGCGCTGTTGTTAATGATGTAATGCCTACTAGATGCAGGTACATTTAAATTACGGGCGGCTGTTTTAGCACCGGTAATATTGAGGATGGCGTATTGTGCAGTGGTTGAGCCGATGTTGGTTGCTGAACTTGTACCCTGCGTATTGGCTAAGGTAACGTCAGCCGTAGTAATGGCAATCGACAGACCACCCGCAATGGCAATGTCAAGGTAGGCTGTAATGCTGTTGTTTACATCATCGCCCCATGTACCAGACTCAGTGCCGGTGACGGGTTGCCCGAGGGCAAGATTAGTTGTGTAATTGACTGTCATAGGACTTCTTTCCAAGAAATAGTTTGCTCATCCCACTGGTAACTTTTGTCATCACTAGGGTATTGTATCGGAGGATGCCATTGGCATGTCTGTTCGTCAAGTGTCCAGCTTAGGTATGGCTGTGGTGGGATAAACGCATCCCTGTCTGGATCGTAACTGTACCCAATCCCTGCGTAATTCTTGCGAAATGGCGTACCACCTAGCAAATGTTGTCCAGCTTGTGTGTTGTAGCTGGTCTTCTTCCAGACCGTACCAGTTGTTTGTGCGTAAATGGCCTCGCCATCCAAAGGCTCGTCAACGCCCACAATTACTTGCGTAACCACGTTGTTTTCGTCAAGTTCTGCAAAGTGTGCCATAGTTGTTTACCAAGTGATAGTTCCAGTGCCAGCAGTAATTCTGTATATCTTATATCCAGCCCTAGATGCGGTATCAGGGGTAATGTTTCCCGCGCTGCCGTTAATAGTTAGGCCAGCACTTGCAGCAGATGCATTAGGGTAAGAGCTTAAATAAGCAATAATAACTACGCCAGAGCCGCCATTAGCTCCTGTTGCATTAATGTAACCAGCACCACCCCCGCCACCGCCAAGGTTTGCTGTTCCCGCTACACCAGCTACATTAAGACCGCCAGCACCGCCACCACCAGTACCTCCAGCGCCGGGGGAGCCACTTATAACTCCACCACCTCCGCCACCGCCATACGTTATTGCTGACCCCATTATGGTTTTAGAAGAGCCTGCACCACCAGTGCCACCAGAAGCGCCAGCAACACCATTAGCGCCTGTGCCACCACCACCACCACCAGTGTAATTTCCAGAATTTATACCCGCAGCGCCGTCATAGCCTTGCCTTGGTGGGCCAGCAGCTCCAGTTCCCGGAGAAATATTGTTGTATGTACCCCCACTACCGCAACCGCCAGAGTTTGATGCTGCTGCTGTTGGCTGATAGGCTTTTGCGCTACCACCACCTAATGCAGTTATCGTAGTAATCCCCGTACCAGAAATTACTGAATTAGAACCGTTAGAAGCAACATTACCATAACCAGCCGCTGTTCCTGTTGCTCCTGCGCCAACCGTAAATGTATAGGCTGTGCCCGGACTTAAATTTTCAGTGGAGTTTAATATACCGCCTGCGCCGCCACCACCGTTACCAATATTTCCTGAGTTTCCGCAAGTACCAGCACCGCCACCAGCAAGAACCAAATACTCAATTGGAAAACTTAAAAGGGGCCATGTTCCTGCTTTTAACGCTTGCAAAACAGTAGCAATTTTCCAAACTCCTTTAGCGCTAGACGTTGATGTCGGTTGCGCCGTGGACGAAAGAATGGAGCCTCGGTATCTAGTAGCCATTTTTGTTTACCAAGAAATAGCGCCAGTACCGGCAGTGAATCTGTAAACCTTGTAACCCGTGCGATACGTTGTGTTTGGCGTGGTATTGCCTGCGCTGCCGTTACAAGTCAGCCCTGCGGCTACAGAAGAAAGATTAGCGTATGTGTTGGGGTAGGCAATAACTAATATCCCAGAGCCACCAGTGCCGCCTACTGCAAGTGCGCCACCGCCACCACCACCGCCACCTTGGTTAACGCCGCCTGCACTTGTGTTAGTGCCAGTTACTCCACCACCTCCACCACCTAAACCGCCAACGGTTGTACCTGTGTTTCGAGTCCAACCACCACCTCCGCCAGCGTAATAAACACCCGTACTTGTGATTGCGGTTCCAGTTAAAGTAGTAGTGGTGGCCTTGTTCATGGTGTAAGTACCAGTGCCGCCTGTACCTGTACCCAAAGCAACAACTACAGTGCCTGAAGGAACACCTGATCCCGTTATTTGCGTTCCGATACCTATAACACCAGCAGAAACGGCAGTGATATTTATGCTTGTGCTGGTGCTTGTGTTCGCAGTCCCAGCAAACGCTGTGGTAATAGTGCTTAACAGCCCTACGCCACCAATACCCGTAGAGCTTGTGCCGCCTGCACCAACACCGCCTTGACCACCACCACCACCGCCAAAGTTGCTGTTTGAATCTCCAGCGCCACCATTCCTACCTTGGCCTGCTGTTCCAGTTCCACCAGCAAATCCGCTTAAATAAGCAGCACCGCCGCCAGAGCCGCCATTTGCACCAGCTTTACTAAGATCAATACCCCCACCGCCGCCAGCTATTGCGGGGCTGGAGCCTGATGCTGAAAATACAGAATTGTTGCCGTTTCCATTTGCAGCAGTTGTATTAGATGATGCTGATGTTCCACCGGCCCCAATTGTTACTGTGTAATTTGTAGCAGGGGCAATAGTTAACGATGTAGATGAAACCACACCTCCAGCACCGCCGCCGCCACTATATTGATAGCCTCCAGAACCACCGCCAGCAATTAACAAAAATTCAATTGGAAAACTTGAAGTAACCCATGCAGACGCTTTTTGCGCCTGCATTACATCACTAGTAGTCCAGATTCCACTGGCGCTAGAAGTTGATGTAGGCTGTTCTGTCGATGAAAGAACAGACCCCTTGTATTGCGTAGACATTAAGTAATTGCTTCAAACGATGACGTTAACTCAATCGCGCTTGCAGTTCCAACAGTCACCACAATAGACTGCGCTTCACCCAAATAGAACGCCGTGCTTTTGTCCACGATCACGATAGAAGCGTTTACTGGAACAGGAACTTGATAGATTAGGCGGTAGTTTGTACCAGCACCAGCCGCTGCGCTGTTAATTGCAACGGTTACTGTAGCGACGGCAGCCGTTACATTTGACGCAACAATGTTGTTAACTTTATTGACCGTGCCAGCAGCAGGCGTAAGTGCAGTCCAAACCGTAGCAGATGTTGTGCTAGGGATTAGATAGTTTGTACTTCCGTAAATAGAGCTTGTGTTAATAAGATTGGGGTTTGCCATAATTAATATCCAAAAACAAGCGACATAACAATCGCCCGGTTAAAAGGAACTGCTCTTGCGGATGGGTAGGTTACAAATACATTCTTTGTGCCTGCGGAGAAATTTACTAACGACCCCGCATTACTAGAAGAAATTACGGTGGTTCGGGATAACGTTGTGCCGGACGCTGTATACGTCCCAATGCCAACCTCCCACTCTGTACCTCCCGCAATGGTGTAGTAGGTGGAGTTGCCATCCCCAACGGCAGCAAAAGTCTGATAGCCCGTTGTTGCTCCGGCAAGCGTAACAGTGCCTGTACCCGTCGTTGCGGTAGTCTCTTGAACCCGATCAGCTAAGACAAGTGCCATTTAAACCTCTATGTTGCGCTGTTAATCAACACCCATCCTGCGGTCTGACTATCTTCAATTGTAGACCAGCCGGGTGTTTGTGTGCTATTAATATCAATCCAGTTTGCGGTTTCGCTGTTATCAATCAGGCTCCAATACACAGGAATTAATGTTCCAACAGAGCCAGCCGCAGAAACGCCGGTTAGGGCCAATGTCCTGTTGCCTAAACTCACGCTGCCAACAGAGGCTTGCGCTGCCGTACTGGTCAGATCAAAACCAAACCCAAATTCAACAGAACCTACATTACCTTCCGCAGTAAGCGGTCTAAGTGGTACAGACAAATACCCAACTTCTCCTGCCGCCTGAACGCCTGAAAGTGCAACCTGTACGCTCTGAGTTACAGTTCCAGTCGCTCCAGTTGCGGCATTCCCGGTAATGCCAATACTAATTCCTTTGTCAGAAACCGTACCAACCGCGCCATCCGCAAAAACACCTGTTACGGCGTTAGTATTACTTAAAGCAAACGCGCCGAGTAAACCGCTTGCAGTAGTGCCTGTAAGGTCAACTGTCCGGCTGCTAGTAAGAGTCCCTGCCGCACCATCCGCAGCAACTCCCGTGATGCCAATACTAATCCCCTTATCAGAGACTGTACCAACCGCACCAGCCGCAGAAACTCCAGTGATAGCTTTACTAACACTGACCCCGACAGTTCCTACACTACCTGTTGCAACATCCCCATCCTCGGCTTGATCGGTGCTTGAGATTAATGCGCCAACTAAACCAGATGCCTCTACCCCTGTTAAGGCAACTACAGTTCCAGTAGAGCCGCCCCAAGGGTCAGAACCCCAAGTGCCGTATCCCCACGTACCCAGAGTTGGGACTATGGCGGTATCGCCAGTAGCGCCAAAAGGCGCTCCAGCAAAAGGGGGTATACCAA